AGTGGAACAAGTGGAAGTTCCGGAACATCTGGAACATCAGGAAGTTCGGGAACAAGTGGTAGTTCGGGAACATCAGGAAGTTCCGGAACATCGGGATCATCAGGAACATCAGGAAGTTCCGGAACATCGGGATCATCAGGAACATCAGGAACCTCCGGAAGTTCAGGCACATCGGGTTCATCGGGTTCATCCGGTAATACTTGGGATAGTGGAAGTGGAGCTCCGACTGACCCTGCTAATGAGGGAGATTATTATCTTGATACTGATACGGGTAATATTTACCAATATCAGATGGTTTATACTCCCGTCTATACAACTCTCAATCCAAGTGATAAACACGCAAATATAACATTATCAGGTGGTAATAATACAGCATCTTCTGCCACAGCACCGGATACTTGGTATAGTGTTCGTTCAATACTTTCCAAAACATCCGGAAAATACTATTGGGAAATGTCTGTTACCGATGGTGGTGCAGAATCATATATTCTGATAGGTGTCGCAGATAATGCAACAATGACAACATCCAACTATTTTGGTCAAACAGCGGATAGTTGGGGATACCACGGTAGAGCATCTGTAGCACGGGGATTGTATTATCATAGTGCAAGTTCAAGTCTCGCAAGCACGACATTCACAGATGGTGATGTTGTAATGGTTGCACTTGATATTGATGCTGGTAGAATATGGTATGGTAAAAATGGAACTTGGAATGAATCCGGTAATCCAGCGACAAATACAAATCCGTCACAGTCAGGTCTTGATGCTGCGGAATACTTTGCCGGTGTGTCTATACAGGGAACATCTTCCATAACATTCAATTTTGGGGCTTCGGCATTTACCTATAGTGTTCCATCTGGATTTACTTCCGGAATCTATACAACAAGCGGTGCTCTCACTTGGGTATTGATTGAAAACATAGTTGGTTCATCTGGATCGTCAGGCACATCAGGTTCAAGCGGAACCTCCGGTTCAAGTGGTACTTCCGGAGTTGGTGGTGGACTTGATGTAATGTGGCTTCCAGCAGGCGCAATGATTGAACCGATCACGGCTCCCGGTGCAATAAATAGAAAAGAATATACTTCAAATGATAATGCAATAGACAGAGTAGAGTATCCAAATAATATTGATCTATATAATGACTTTACCATAGTTATGCCGGAAACTTGGGATCGTGGAACGGTAAAGGCAAAATTTTACTGGACATATGATGAAGCCCCAGCTTCAGGAACAACAGTTGTCTGGATTATCAAGGCGGTTGCAGTAAGTAACGGTGATGCACTTGATGTTGCGTATAGTTCTCCTGTTTCAGCAGCTGATGAAATTCTTGATATTGGCGACCTTCATATCTCTCCAGCAACAGATTCACTCACAATAGCCGGTACCCCCGCCCTTGGGGATGTTGTAATGTTCAAGGTTGGTAGATATACGAGTGATAGTAATGATGATCTTGATGGAATAGTTTATTTGATAGGTGTCTTGATACAATACAATAACGACCAGACACCTTCACCTTGGTAAAATGAAGATAAGATATAGAAATGGAGCAAGAAGAAACATAAGTGTGTCCTATGTGAATTGCGCGGCCGAGGGCCAGGGTTTTGCTATTATAAATTCAGGTCAACTATGGTTATGGGGGAGGAACGATTTTGGTCAGTTGGGTAATAATACGGCTTTTGGTTCCATGATGATAGTTGCAAAACCAATTCAACTCAGTCCGAATAGCATAGGTAATCTGATTTGTGACTATATGTGTGGATATAATTTCCACACAATTACCAGAAGAACATCTGATGGAACTGGTTGGGGATGGGGTTCAAACTATTATGGACAACTTGGTGCCAATAGCAATCCTGTATATGCTCCTACCTCTGTAAGGGGAGGGATATCGTTTACTTTTATTGCGGGGTGTTCTGGACATTCTGTTGGTATTAATGGTGCAAATGGTACAGCATGGGCATGGGGGTACAATTCTTACGGACAACTCGGATGTAATAACAGAACAAATTATTCTTCTCCCATATCAGTAGTTGGTGAAAAATCTTGGGCGAAGATTTTTTGTCAGGCAAATCAAACGATAGCGATAGATACGGATGGGAAATGTTATAGTTGGGGTCAAAATAATTATGGGCAACTTGGAGATGGTACCACAATGAGCAAATCATCTCCCGTATCTGTAGTTGGTGATCATTTATTTACACAATTATGTGGTAACGATGATCATGTTCATGGACTCGAAGGAGCAAATGGTACTGTTTGGAGTTGGGGTCAGAACATCAGTAATGCGGCTCTTGGTATATCAGCATCCGCTCATAGGTCAACTCCTACATCAGTAGTCGGTGGTCATTCCTTTATTCAGATTACATGCAACGGATCAGGTGCTGCTGGTTTGAAAGAAGATGGTACAGTATGGGCTTGGGGGCAGAATTCTATGGGAGAAGTGGGGGATAATACACGCACCACAAGATCATCACCCGTATCGGTTGTTGGTGATCATTCCTTCATTTCTATTGCTGGTGGATGTAGTGTCCTTAGTACAAATAGTTACTATCTTGCACTTAAAGCTGATGGTACTTTATGGGGTTGGGGGTTTGCTGGTGATTTGCAATTTGGTCCTTCGGCACTCAGTTTTTCATCTCCTGTTTGCATACCGTACTTTGGTGGTGATAGAAAAATTGTGAGAATGACTACCGGAGATCAACATTATCATTGTGTCGATACAAATGGTAGATGGTGGGGTATGGGTCGTTGGTCGCAGACGAGGTATGATCAAAATAGGGTTGCCGCTGTAAGTATGCCAAGACAGACAAATAGGCCAATGAGGGTATCTATTTCTTTAAAAATTGTTTCTGGTAATGTAGCAAGAAGCACAGCTGTTGCAATTGCAAATGATGGCTCTGCTTGGTCTTGGGGAAGTAATCAATATGGTGAACTTGGTATCGGGACAACTATAAGTAAATCATCTCCATCATCTATTCTTGGTGGTAAATCATTTTCTAAAATATATAATGCCTCACAAAGTATGATTGGTATTGATGGTTCTGACGGTTCTGCTTGGTCTTGGGGATATAATAATTATGGTCAACTCGGAGATAATTCAAAAACTAATAGATCATCTCCTGTTTCTGTAGTCGGCTCTATAAGTTTTAAAGATGTAGTTATTGATGCTACTTGTAGTCTTGGTATCAAAGGTGACGATGGAACTTGCTGGTCTTGGGGATATAATAGTTATGGTCAACTCGGAGATAATACAACTACAGATAGATCGTCCCCTGTTTCAGTTGTGGGTGGAAGGTCGGCTATACAGATTGCGATGAATCACAATTCTGGGTCATTTCTTATTAATGGTGCTGATGGGACAGTATGGGCTTGGGGGCAGAATACAGGCGCAGCAACCGGTTTTCTTGGAATAAGTATCGCAGGAAACCAGTCTACTCCTCGATCTGTTGCTGGTGGCCATACTTTTAAAAGTATATGTGCAGGCGATGGGCATTGTTTGGCATTAAAAGATGATGGAACTTGCTGGTCTTGGGGTCTGAATAGTTATGGGCAACTTGGTGATAATAGTATAACAAGTCGGTCATATCCTGTATCAGTTAGGGGTGACCATTCGTTTGTTTCTATTCGGGCAAATTCGCAAGTATCAATGGGAATAAAATCTGATGGATCAATATGGGTATGGGGAGGAGACTATACATATAATCAATTGTTTATGAACAAATATGAAGCCGGAGGAACATTTGGATACAGTTCTCCCGTGGCAATGACAAGTATTGCATACTATAAATATAACAAGGGCCCAGCCCATCAGAATAATTATTGGGATAATATATGGTAAGGAGAATTTATGAAAAAAGCAATTGTGACCTTATGTGTGGGGGATAGTTATAAACTCATATCAAATTACAGTCATCCTACAATCAAAAAATACGCAGATAAAATTGGGGCAGATTTCATTGTTTATAACGAACATATTTCTGATCCACCTCATTATGAAAAACTTATTATCATATATGATTTATTGAAGAAATATGACAGGTTGTTATGGCTTGATACTGACCTGATTGTAAGGGATGACTGTCCTAATTTGTTTGAGATTGTGTCGAGTAAAGAACTGGGCATCTTCAATGAAGCTCCCTATACTGACAGGATACCTGCTTTAATGGAACTGAATAAATTATATAATCAAAATTTTGAGACAGGCACATATTACAACACTGGTGTAATGGTTCTATCAAAAATACATAGAAATGTGTTTTATCCTGTGACAGAAATTCCATTTATACAAAACTCTTTTGGTGAACAGACATTCTTGAATTACAGGATACTCAAAGATGATCTTGTAAAAGTTCATAAATTGAATTACAGGTTAAACAGAATGAGTTGTATGGATGAATTTACAGGAGAAAACAGATTGTCATCATATATTGTTCACTATGCCGGCTGTCCATTACCAGCACTTATGGTTGAATTGATGAGAAAAGATTTGGAAGGATGGGAAAAGGGGAAACCAGATTATAAATACAAGAGGTCTATTTTTGTTCAAGTTGGCGGTGGAATGGGTGACCAACTATGCGCAGAACCCGTGTTGAGGTTTATAAGAAAGTGGTATCCGAAAGATTCCAATGACATTTATGTGACTACACATTGGCCAAGGTTATTTGAGCATCTGAAAGACGATTTTGTTGTTGCAGAAAAGTTTCAGACATTTAATGATGTTTCACTATACAGAATGGAAACAGCACCAAATGAAAATCAATTGATATGGCAGTTCATTTCTCACCCACTGGTTCACGCTACGGATTTTGCTTCTCTTGCAACATTGAGAAGAACGATTCCTGATATTGAAAAACAGATAAAACTGGAAGTATATGACCACGAAATAGAGGAGGTAAAATCAATATACGAGAAACCTGAAGAACTTATTCTGGTTCATCCTGGCAGAGGATGGAAAAGTAAAACATTCCCCATTGAATGGTGGCTGGCAGTAATCAACGGTCTTATAAATGAGGGGTATAAAGTTGGTATTATCGGTAAACATATCGGCGATGATCAGGGATATGTTGATGTAAAATGTCCAAAGGGTGCAGTGGATTTCAGGGATATGTTATCCATAGGAGGACTGATTGCATTGATTTCAATGTCCCCTATCGTTGTAACGAATGATAGTTCTCCTGTTCATATTGCGGGGGCATTTGATAATTGGATAGTTCTTATTCCAACTTGTAAACACCCCGATCATGTTCTTCCCTACAGAAAGGGATCAAAATCATATAAAACATTGGCGCTTTATAAAAGATTGACCACGGATGACATAGAGAGTTTACCCACTACGATTGATGGCGCAAGTGTTGATATTGTTCCGGGCGATATCCTTGATTACATTCCAGAACCGGAAGAAGTAGTCAAAGAAACTATAAATATAATAAAACGGGAGGTGTGAATATGATAACAAAAGAAAAAATTCGAGAAATGATGGATGATATCGGTATAAGGCCTGATATGGTTCCTCATATGCCTTTTCTCGCATTGGAAGCCAGTAAACATTCTTTTGTTATTGAACTTGGTGTAGAATATGGAAATGGTTCCACGAAGGCTCTTGCAGAGGGATTAAGAAATTCTGATGCAGAGGATAAACTTATGATATCAATTGATATTGAGGATAAAATGACCAAGTATCGTATTCCCACCGAAAACTGGTGGAAGTTTATCTTGGGTGATGATGTTGAAGCAACTGTAATTGATAAGGTGAAGGAATTGGCAAACGGTAGAAAAGCAGATATTATTTTTGTGGATTCTTTTCATGATCCAGACCATATTACAAAGGAACTCAATGCTTATTTTCCACTGACAGATGATAATACAGTCTGGTATTTTCACGATGTTATAGACAATATAAGTGGAGAAGAGCAGAATATTGTTCAGCCCATAAAAGACTTTGCAGCACAGAATAATTTGACTTATGAGGTAGTTTCAACCAAATCTTGTGGTCTCGGTAAACTATACAAAAAATAATAGAAAAACATATATCTATAATCAAACCCCTCTGGAGGAAACGATAGTGATATTTGATATAAGGAGGAAAATATGAATCAGAAAAGGAATTCGATATTAGAAAAAAGGATAATGATGATTAATGAAAGACTTGCAACATTTGAGGATCAAGTTCTTACCCCCGAAATGGAGCAACAGAAAGAGAGACTTCTGAAAGTGAAAGAGACTCTACAGAGATTTATAGGCAAAACAGAAGAATAATTTTCATAAATATAAACAAATTGGATTCATTGTGAGGGTGGTACGGATAAAAAAAGTAAAAATATAAGAGGAAAAATATATGGATTCCTACGGATTTAATAATCAAGGCCCATTTTATGTTCAAAGGGAAGCAACATTACCGGCATGGTCTGCAAGTGATGAAGGTAGATTGATTTATGATGAGTCTGCGGATAGTCTCTATTACGGAACATCCACTGATTGGGTATTAGTGTCAATATCTTCTGGTATTGTTTCTGGAGTAAAGATGTATTTTTATCAGAATACGGCTCCAGTAGGATGGACAATTGATGTTTCTGTTGCCGATGCTCTTATAGGTGTAAAAGGTGGAACAAGTTCTTTCAATGTTGCTGGTGGAAATTTAGCGGGAACTTGGACACAACCCGGCCATACACATATGACGGCAGACCATACACATTCAGTAGTAATTCCGGGCGACAGCGGCTGGCCTCATAGTAATATATATGGTTACGGCCAACTTGCTGTTGGCCGCGGTCATGCTGAATATGTTGATTATATGACATCTAACAGAACATTGACAAGTGGTTCTGCAACGGGGGGTAGCACCACAAGTTCTGGTACTACGAATACATACCGCCCATATGCTGCTATAGGAATTATTTGCACGAAATCATAATGAGGAAATAGGATGAGATCACACGGGAAAAGGTTCATAGGTAAAACAGAGTTCGTTTTTGATCCAACGGGAGATGAGGTTCTTGAAATAGTCACAATAAATAATATTAATATAGACCTTGCTAATAGAACCCCGGCGTCAACGAGACTTACAGCCTTTGATTTGATAGTGTCTGTTCATGGCGGGATTGGTGAAATTACATATCATATGAGCAAGAATGGAATGTCTTGGAGTTCGAGTACAAACCCACAGTTGGCATATTTGGATTATACATCTGCCGATATCGGGTCCACCGCGGCATATGTGAAAGTTACTGATGAATCTGCGCAAGAAGATTATGTTATAGTATCTATAACTCTTCAAGACAATTACGGTAGAGGGATGTAAAAATATCGATATAGAGGATCTGTAAATGGCGAGAACAAAAAGTTACGGTAAGGATTTTCAAGGGAAGCTCATTCTTGAGAAATTGGCAACTCTTCCCACATGGACAGCCGACGATTATGGTAGACTTGTTTATAATGAAGACGATGATAAACTCTATTATGGAACGGATAGTGATTGGCTTGAAGTGGGAACTGGTGGCGGTGGCGGTAGTGGTGGATATGAGTTGTTTACACAATCAACACCCGCAACCGCATGGTCTATTACACATTCTCTTGGTCAGAAATATGTCACGGTTATGGTTGTGGACGATGCCGATGATAATATTATTGATCCTCTTGAAATTCACTACATAGATAGTGATGAATTGGAAATTACTTTTAGTTCAGCAATTTCTGGAAAAGCAATTCTTACTGGTGGGGCAAGCGGCGCTGGTGGAACATCCGGTACCTCTGGTTCAAGTGGAATCTCTGGAACTTCTGGAAGTAGTGGCACAAGTGGAACTTCCGGAACTTCAGGTTCTTCTGGTACTTCAGGCATTTCTGCCGGTTTTCAATATGAGTTTGATTCTACGACATCTGACGCCGACCCCGGCGCAGGAAAATTGAGATTTAATAATGCAACTCCCGCAAATGTAACATATCTCTATATTAACGGAACTGATGATTATTCGAATGATATAACTGGATTTTGGGATAGTATAATTTCGACATTATCAATTTATGAGCCTTCCGGTGGTGGAACAGATGATTCATATTGGAATTTATGGCCCGGCCTTGAGACTTTCTCATCCTCAAGTACAACAATTGCAATGGGCCCTAATTGGAACCATTCCTACATAAAATTCAGAAGTGATGAAACAATTTATAAAACAACGAAAATAAGTAAAGCATTTATAAGATTCACAGCCGCGGCGAATGGTGGAACAACACCTGAGAATCATCCACCAAGAGTATTGATATATGGAACAGTTAGCGCAGCACCAACAAATGTAGCTACAGCATTAGCACTTACAAGATTACAAGATTATGTAGATTGGAGAATACCAGAATGGGTATTGGGTTCTACTTATGACACACCAAATATTGCAGCTCCTTTGAATTGTATTTTACAGAATAATAGTCATGCACCAACAGATGATTTTGTTTTTATCTTGGATACATATACGGGGGGATTTTCGACAAGTAGAACATATTATACTTCTGAATATGGATCAAATTATCCAGTTCTTTATATTTTACATGGAGATACCGCCACAACCGGATATTTGAGATTGTCAAAAGTTGGCGATCCGAATACATTCGTTTTATTCGAAGTTATCGGTGTTCTTTCTGCCACAGGTTATTACAGAGCATGGGTAACATATGTTGATAGTAATGGTACAATATCAAATACTGATCGAGTTATCGTTTCTTGGGTGAAGAGTGGTAATGATGGTTCTTCCGGGGCTCCCGGTACATCCGGTTCAAGTGGAACCTCTGGTTCTTCCGGAACCTCTGGCTCAAGTGGAACATCTGGGGTATCAGGAACATCAGGAAGTTCAGGCACAAGTGGTTCAAGTGGAACATCTGGTGAATCATTGGCACTCACAACGATTCCAATCTTTGATTCCGATACTCCTTGTGCATCCGGTGCTGGATATACGGGATTTGTCATTCCTCTTGATTTGAACGGTTATGAATTGACAGATATAATCGCCTCAGTAGCCATACCGGGCACAGGAACATATGAACCCGATATGGATATACAAGTGAGGAGAAGGAGAGCCGGATCCGAAGTTGATATGTTATTAACCCCTGTAACGGTTGGTTCTGGTGAATATTATGCAAGGGATGGTGTAATAGACACCAGTAATGATGATGTGGCTACGGGTGACTTGATATTCATTGATGTGGATACTGTTCACGACCCGACACCAGCATACGGATTATCTGTAGCCTTGACATTTACCAAGGCATAAGGAATTTCTATGGCATCTGTTACTTCAACATTGAGTTTTGGTATTGAAGATCGTTATCAAAATATAGGCTATGTATACAGTTCTGCCAGCTTCAACACGGGCTCAGCATCTTTTGGAGATTATAATGGAACATATAAATATGATTGTTTTATAAGATTTGGGCCCATTTATATTCCACAGGGCTCTATAATAAATTATGCGTATATAAGATTTTTAGGTCATAATTCTCCTAATCTGCATACTTGTAATGCAATTATAAAAGTGGCGGATGATCCCACGGCACCAACAACACATGCGCAATATGACGCAAAAACTTGGAGTACGACTACTGTGGAGTGGAATAATGTTGAGGAATTTGGTGGTAGCGGGCCCGACTTATCAGCAAAAAGAAACACTCCGTCTATAACATCTCTTATACAGGAAAAAATCTCCGAAGCAGGATGGTCTGAGGGTGGTTATATATTAATCGGTATTCAGGATAATGGGTCTGATAGTCTTGTGTATCGTCGCATTGATGGTACAGGGGATGGATCACAACGGTGTCCTGTTTTGGTTGTTACATTTACAACTGAAAATAAATGGTATGGTCAGGCACAGGCAACAACTGATATTATATCTGCTATTAGATGCCCCTCAAATCCAAGCTATGACGATATTGAAGTTCCCCCATCCACCTACTCCTTTCTTCCTTGGGGAGCTAGCACTCGTTTTTCAGTACCAATTTTATATGATTGGGGATTGAGGTTTCCAAGTTGTAATATTCCAAGAAGGTCTATAATTACATCTGCAAGTCTATATCAATTCAATAGATCAATATCACAGACACTTGATGTAAATTATGATATATATGCAAATTATATTAATAATGCAATTTCACCACCTAATGATGATGAGGATGCATGGGCTGCCCTTGTCAAAACTACCAAATATTATAGTAATGTCTGGACTACAGATATGGTCAGTTGGACTTGGTATCTAATGGCATCTGGTTTTACAGAGCCACTTCAAGAGGTTATTAACAAGCTTGGCTATAGACAGGGTAATGCAATTATGCTAATGGGATTTGAAACCTATGTTTCAGTACCTAATAGCTATCTGCAAATAACATCTCTTGGTGGCGATAGTCCATATTATGTGGACAAATATGCTTATGCACCAAAATTAAAAATTGAATTTACAGATTATACAGGTGATCCGCCACAGGTAGTTCCTCTGGCTTATTCAGGAAAAGATTATACAATAAAATAAGGGAGGTGTTTTATGTCAAACGGTGAAGAGTTTTCAGTGTGGAGCAACTTTATTTGGAACTTCAAGAGATTGTGGCCAGATATCTTAGCTCTTCTTTCAATTTTTCTTGTATTGTTTTTTATACCAACAGAATTTTTTCTTCAGGAAAATCCGAAGATGGGTTTACTTAGTATTTTTGTAGGTAAACTTATGTTCATTTCTGCTGGTATTCTTCATGCACACATCACAAGAAAGATAATGTGGAACTATATTAACTTCAGCACAGAAACTGATATGGTTAGAAAGTTGATGGTTGTTGGTTGGTATATGATCATAATTTTTGCTTGGGCACGCGGCGGGTAGTCCAATGATTTCAGATGTTTACATTATAAAAAATGTTATCAACAGAAGGCTTTAGATAGAGGGAAAAATAGATGATAGACTATATTTTGGACAGAAAAGAGAAGAAAATAAGAGGTGGATTTATCAACGCTTTTATAACATTCACCTTTCTTTTTCTCATAGTTTATGGTATAATAGATGAGAAAATCCAGAAAAGTATACTTGCTTTGCAATATATTATGATATGGTTTTTCTCAGCGTCTTTTGGAATTTGGTCTACCAAGAAAACCGTGGAGTATATTGTAGATGCAAAAACTTTTAAAATTACTGATAATACTGATTCTGATTCTACTTCCGGTTAATTCATTGTCCCTTGACAGATGTGATGATTTCATACCGGATGTGAGAGCGCAACATATCAGGTATTTCGGCCCTCGGGCTTCTTGGTGGTACGGTATTGGACAATTGAGACAGGAAAGTAACTGTAGAGCAAAAGCTACGGCGTGGGATCAGGGGATGGGTATTGCACAATTTATGCCAGCAACCGCAAAAGAAATAAATCGTCTGATGAAAACGAACCTTGATCCCTACAATCCGGAACACGCCATCAGAATGCAGGCATATTATATGTCATCCCTTCATAGGCAAAATTGGGATGAACAAAAGAGATTGTGGTTGACATATCAAGCATACAATGGTGGATATGGAAATCTGAAATCTGAATACAGGAGAGCCGGTAAGGTTGACTGGCTCGCAATGAAAGAAAACTGTAAAAGAAGAAAAGTGACCCTCAAGAGTGGTCAGGTACTTGATTTTTGTGAAGTGAACTATGATTACTCTGTGAAGGTTCATAAATATGGTAAGGTTTATAGAAGTCAAAATATAGATCAAATAAAATTTTGGTGATTATTATGACAAATGTTTGGGAATTTATAAAGTCTTTCAAAGCGGTATTGATTATTGCTGTGACCATTGGTGGCCTTGTTTTTGGTGGTGCTTATGCCTATAAAAATTGGGGAGCAGTTCCCGGTCTTCTTGAAGGTATCTTCAGCGATAGGTTACAGGAGATAAGTGACCAATATGAAGCAGAATTGAAAATCAAGGAAACACAAATTGAGAGTTACAAAATCCAATTAAACAAGTCACAAGCAGAATTAAAGAAACTTCGTACTAAAATAAAAGAATTGGAGGCAAAGATACAAAATGTTCAGATGCCCACAAATGTTGCAGAAACTAAGCGTAGGCTTACTGATCTTGGGTATCCTCCTGTTCGCTAATGTTTCTTTTGCAGAAGAAGTCTGTTTATCAGAGGAAAATGCTGCAAAGATAGTTGTCGAACTTGAGAGAGCCAATATTATGAAGGAAGAACTTCAGATACTCAAGGATCAAAATGCCGAATTGTATAAACAAGTAAAACTGATGAAGGAAGTTGTTGACCTACAACAACAGCAATTGGAGGCATCCAAGAAAACAGTTGAAGTTTTACAGGAAACCATCAAAGCACAGGGAGAAGCTTACGAGAAACAGCTGAAACAATCCAAGCCCAATATGATGTATCAGATATTGGAGTACGCCGGTTTTCTTGGAGCAGGAATACTTATCGGGTTATTATTATAAATGTGTAATCAAGCATGTTTGTCGTTTGTTGAAAAATATTTGAAACCGGAAGATATTGCTGGTAAAAATATCCTTGAAGTTGGTTCCCTCGATATAAATGGCTCTGCAAGGTATTATGTCGAGAAACATAATCCGTCAAAGTATCTTGGAACTGATATTGTAAAGGGTAAAGGTGTTGATGAAATATGTGATGTTCAACATCTTGCCAAAAAGTATGGTGAAAATAGTTTTGACATTGTAATATGCACAGAAGTTCTTGAGCACGTTCAAGATTGGAAGGCCGCCATAGAGAATATGATTTCAGTTCTCCGTACAGGCGGCAAGCTTATTATCACTACCCGATCACCCGGCTTTCCAGTTCACAACTATCCATCAGATTACTGGCGATATACAAAGGAAAATTTCAGACAAATTTTTTCCGATATGGAAAATGTCATTATAGAAGATGATCCCGAAAAGGGTGTTTTATTTTATGGTGTAAAGGGAGTAGAGATGAGAAAAATTCCAAATGTGAAACTTGATACACCCATTCCTTTTGATTTGGTCATTGGTCATTGTAGCTTTATTCCCCATACTGGATATGCCTACCACGCAAGAGAATATTTTACTCGACTTGCAGACCATCTTCCCGTAAGAATAAGAAATTTTGCATACACACCAGACTTGTCACATCTTTCTGAAAAACAGAAGAATATGGTCATTCACCAGACTTGGACACAGCCGCCATATCAATTGGGTCAACCATTCAATCGAAATTTTTACCATAGAATCATAAACATTATTCTACTTGAAACAAATCATTATTACTATTATGAGAATTATGACGGGCCGAAAGTTGCCTACAATGTATGGGAGAGCACAAGGCAGCCAGAGCAATTTTTTCAAAAACTACTTGAATTTGATATGATGTGGGTTCCCACAAATTGGCAGAGATGGTGCACGATAGAACAGGGATATCCGGCAGATAAGATATTTGTTGTACCGGAAGGTGTTAATGGTAATTTTTTCTGTCCTGGCGAGCCACCAATAAAGGTATTGAATGATGAAAGGTTTAAGTTTCTTCTTTGTGGAAGATGGGATTATAGAAAATCTACCGCAGAAATTTTGAGAGCTTTTATTGAAGAGTTCAAGAAAGATGAGCCTGTCGATATTATTTGTCAGATTGAAAACCCATTCAAACAGGATGATTACAACACTACACAGGAAAGATTAGCCGGACATAAACTTATTGATCCACGAATAAAAATTGTGACGGGGCTTCCGGAAAATGATGATCTTTATCTTTCTTATCTTCGTTCTTGTCATTGTCTTGTGACCTGTTCAAGATCAGAAGGATGGAATCTTCCTTTGTGTGTTATAAAGGGATCTGAAGTTGTAACATCCGAAGGAATAACACCAATTGAGAATATAAATGTAGATGATAATGTTATAACACATCTTGGAAGAGAAAGAAAAGTCATTGAAAAATTTGAAAGAAAAATAAAAGAAGATATTATTTCCATCCGTTTATGGACAGATTATGAGCCAATAAATGTAACGAATGAACATCCCATACTTACAATAAAAAGAGAAAAAATCAGGGGGAAATTCAGAAAATATCTGGATAAAATTGTTCCTGAATGGGTGAGGGCATCTGACATAAAGAAGGGGGATTTGATTGTAAGAACAACCATTCCACAGAAATATAATAAAAATATCATAATTGATATGAAAGATATTGATAATAGATTATTATATGATAATGATTATGTATGGTATAATACCGGATATAATGGTAAAGGCGAACAGAAAAAATACAAAAGATTTATAAATTTATCTGACTTATCTTATGTATTTGGTTGGTATATTGCCGAAGGATGTTCTTCAGATAAATCAAGAGTGAATATAACGGTAAATATAAAAGAAAAAGATGTCGTAATAAAGTGGCTTGAAGATATAAAAGAGATTTTTGGTGCTGTTGGAAGTTATACAGAGTATCCAACAAAAATTCAAGCAAGAGTTAGTTCTACCCTCCTGTCAAAGTTTTTTTCTTTTTATTGTGGTGAAAAGGCTGACCAAAAGAAAATTCCTTATGAATTGTTATTTGGAGATGTTGAAAATCTTCGAATTGTTATTGATGAATATGCAAAGAGTAATGGGCACATAACAGATAGAAACATTTCCTGTTCAACAATATCAAAAGAATTGGCACGACAACTTGTATTGGCAAACCAACGATTAGGAAGAAAGGCATCAATTCGAAAGTCTGTTCGGAGAGAAAATAAAAGAGAAGATTTTGTTATTTGGTGGAGTAGAGAAAATGAAAATTATAGACACAGTAATTATTCTTGGTTTATAAATCAGGGATTGGCTATCCTTGTAAAGGATGTGAAAAATATTTTTTATGATGGGCCGGTTTATAATTTTGAAGTGGAAGAGGATGAAAGTTATCTATTATGTAATGTCACTGTTCATAATTGTCAAGGAATTGCAACAGGAATACCAACAATCGCATCAAACTGGGGAGCCCAATTGGAGTTCTGTAAGGACGCATCCCATTTGGTAAACATCAAGGAATTGAGAAGGCCTGAAAATGTTTTTATGCAGAAGGACACGCCGGGCGAATGGGCCGAGCCAGACTATGAACATCTCAAGAAAGTAATGAGGGAAATTTATGAGAATTATGAAGAATGTAAAAAGAAAGCCCTCAAACAATCTGAAGTAGTGAGAAGAGATTTTACTTGGGAGAAGGCAGTTGATAAATCCGTTGAAATTCTCAAACAATTTGGATCGGGAAAAAGTAAGGGTAAAAAAGTTGAGACAAAAAGATTACACTTGGGTTGTGGTGGTGACATTAAAGTCGGATATATCAATGCAGACAAGTTTGATAAAAGAGCCGATGTGAACTTTGATGCGAAAGAAATTCCTTATGATGATCAAACTTTTGATGAGGTCTATTCTTCACATTTGATGGAGCATTTTAACAAGTATGAAGTGCCGGTTGTTTTCAAAGAATGTTACCGTATATTGAATTATGGTGGAAAACTTGTTTTTGAGGTTCCGGATTTTGAGTGGGTTGTGAAAACCTGGCTTGGAAAAACTGATGAGGAAAAATGGGGATTTCATCTTGATACTATTTTCGGCTTGCAGACCAATGAAGGTGAACAGCATAAAGTTGGTTTCACAAGAGGAAAACTTAAAAGTCTTCTTGCGGAAGCAGGATTCAGAAATATCGTAATGAAAGATATCTGGTCACATGACCAGCAATGTATTTATGTCGAAGCACAAAAAAGGCACCTGAAAGAAATTTTCATTATTGATACCTATCCAGACTTGCCTGAAAAGGAAGAACTTACCATAGGAATGATAGAAGAAGTAAAAGACAGGGGATATCCTGTTCTTCTTGTATCTCACTATCCAATTTCTACTGATATACAGAAAATGGTGAATTACTATGTTTATGATGCAAATAATATTATGAGTGATGGTTGGAACCTCAACTATTGGTTCCAAAATGAAGAAGTAAAAATAGTTTCCCAATATGAAACGAAATACCACGGGGCCGCCTGTTATTCATCACTGGTAAATGCCGTTAGAGTGCTCTCTCAATATGATATTGCGCATTTTATAGAATTTGACATTGATGCTGATCTTGACCTTTACCTCTCCGAAGCTGGGAAGAAGCTTGAAAAATACAAACTGGTCGGCTTTATGTATGATGAGGAACAAAATACAAGAAAAGTAGCCGGTATGGAACCGACATACGGAATTATCTCTAATCTTTTCTCATTTGATATAAAATGGATGAATGAAAGGATGAAGGACATTTCATCTTGGAGTGACTACAACAAAGTAATTGCAGAGGCCTCCGAAAAGACCAAGATCAGAATTGACCTGATTTTTGAGAACTGGTTGTATAATTATTTCAAGGCAAATGCCGATTGGAAAGATATTTTTCTATTCACCAAAAATGATATGAAATATAAAATCATCAAGGAAAGGAATTTATTTGATCAAGGAAAAAAGGAGCCGATAGAAAGAGTATTTCTATCTGAAACAGCGGATAATAAAGTTGTCCAGTTTACTGTCAATACTGAAACAAAAAAATGGTCATATAAAATAGTAGAAAGGGAGGAGAATAAGGACTATACCAAAACCAATTTCAAGTTCAAGGACGGAAGATTAATCTGTAAAAGATGGAATCCGTCTGATGACAAGGGATGGATGGAGTCTGAAGATAAAATTGCGGTTACCTTTATTGATGGTGTAAAGGTGGAGATTACTGGTAATAGCAGTTCAGAATACGATGTAGGCTTTTTTGACAAGGATGTAAATCTTCAAATTCATAGGGGTAAAATAAAACCGAATCATTGGATTGCTCCGAATGCGAGATACTATGTAAACTGGCAAATAATGATTAATAAGGATGGGAAGCCGTACAAATCATATGAACTTGATCTTGTGAACAATAAGGTTCTTGTATATTTTGACAGTAAGGCGCTGGGTGATACATTGGCTTGGTTCCCCTACGCAAAGATATTTAAGGAGAAACACGGTTGCAAAAACTTTTATGTGTCAACATTCTGGAATAGGATATTTGAGAAGGAATATCCGGATTTGAAATTTGTAGAGCCGGGTCAATTTAGACCTGATATCTATTATAATGTGGGATGCCGGGATAATGACTATCACTCAAATAAAAACAATTGGAGATTGGTTCCATTACAGAAAGTTGCAACGGATTATCTCGGCCTTGAATACGAGGAAGTGAGACCAAAGGTTACAGCAGAAAAAAAGAATGTCAAGAAACCGTATGTAACAATTTCAGAACATTCAACCCTTCTCTGTAAAAGGTGGCATTACCCTCTTGGCTGGCAAACAGTCGTTGATGCCCTGAATGACAGGGGATATGGTGTAATGGTTGTCAGTAAAGAGCCTACACAATTAAAAAATATCATTGACAGAACAAACTCAACAATTCAACAAACAATAAATAATATCTACAATTCGAGACTTTTCATTGGAGTTGGTTCCGGTCTCTCTTGGCTTGCATGGGCATTGAATATACCTGTCATTCTTATCTCCGGTTTTTCCGAGCCGTGGTCAGAAATGAATGATTGTATAAGAATTTCTCCACCGGAAGGAATCTGCAGAGGATGTTACAATGACATAAAACATCCATATGACAGGGGAAATTGGACTTGGTGCCCAAGAAATAAAAAATATGAGTGTTCGCGAACCATAAAACCTGAAGTTATTATAGAACAAATAGACAAAATTCTATAAATATAAGAGAAATATTGTATAATTCTTTTATTCGGGGGATAAGAAATGAAATTTCACGAAGTAGATATGATGGGAAAAAACTGGTGTGAGAGGGTTTCATCCCTTCCAACTTGGGAAGACTCTTTTATTGGTAGAGTGGTTTATAATACCAGCGACGGTATTATTTACTATGCCAATCCTTCCAAGTGGGTTCCTCTTTATATTTTCAAAACAATCAGGGTATCAGGACAAGACGATATTATAGCCGACGATGTTGAAGATGTTCTTACATTGGTCGCCGGTGATGGTATTGTTCTGACCACAGACCCGTCAAGCGATGCATTGACTATTACAATAGCGGCAAATTTTGGTAGAATTTCTGTGCCGGGCCAACTTGATGTAGTAGCTGATAATGCCAATGATATTCTTACCCTCGCATCATCCAATAGCGGATTGAGCATCTTTACAAACCCCACAACTGATACAATTACATTTACTGCAAATTATGGTGGTGAAAGCTTTCCAACAAATCCTGTAGCCGGGATGATGTTCTATAGGACAGATGAAAAATACTGGTATTTGAGAAACGCAGCCAATACCGGATGGATAAAAGTATTTCACGAAGATAGACCACCGCTTGATCAGAGGGATGGAGGAATTTTCAGTGCCGATTTGATTGATGGATATCAGGCATCAGTAATTGGTGGAACACTACAGATTTCAGCAAATAATCTATCATTGATAGGAATAACTGGTGCAAGTTTATCAACCGTTTCCTTGGGAGGCCTACAAGTGGCATATGCCACAAATGCCGGAAATGCAGATACATTAGATGGATATCACGCAAGCAGTTTTCTTCTAAATTCAGGAATAGTTCATGCAAGAGTAAGGGGTACATACGGTTTTGCAGCCTATATTCCTTGGCCACAGCAGTCTTGGGCTAATTATCAATATCCTACTGGCGTGGTATATATGGATTATACGGAATATTACGCATATGGTGATATACCGTCACCGTCCTAAAATATGGAGGAATGAAAAATGTATAGAGTATGCCTTTATAGGCCAACAAAAAAATGTAATTTGTCGTGCCGGTACTGTTATTCAGAATTAAACAATCCTGACAAGGAAGAATTGGAAAACTGGGATTGTGTAAGAACATTAAAACATCTTGTAACAAAATTTGTCCGGCCATCAAAGTTCATTTTTCTCGGTGGAGAAACAACGGAAGTTGGAATTGATAAATTTTCCGAAATGTGTGAAATTTTAAAATCTTCAGAATATGTTAAAAGCATTGCCCTTCAAACAAATGCTCTTAATATAAACGAAGAATGGATAAAGCTCTTTGAAAAGTATAAAGTTAGGATCGGAACCTCATACGACGGGCCAGTATCTTATAGACAGTTAAAAGGTGGAATAGATGCTTCCCATCTTATAAAAGAGAGAATTTTATGGATGGGTGATAGAATGGTAGAAACATTAGGGGAGGCGTATAGACCAAAAATAATTACACAGTTAATTCCTCTTGTGCCAATAGAAGAATTAGTGGAAGATTTAATTGACTTCAAAACAGATATAGAGGCGAGGGTGCCCTATAATTTTTCAAGTGGAGATAAACTGGCAAAAAAGTTGGGGTATAGTTGTAATGCAGAATATTATTCACATTGGTTAAATTATGCACCAAGAAAACTTTATGAGGCCGGAGGCTTAGTTGATCAAACTATTCAGCATATGATTGCTGGTATACATGATAAGGAAAAATTAATAAGGGTTTGTGAGTTTATAGAATGTACTTTAATGAAGGAATTTATAATTTGTGTTGATGGTGCAGGTGATGTATATCCATGTAATACTCTCGCAAATCCTAATTATAAACTTGGAAATATATTCGTTGATGATTTTTGGGATGTAAAATATAGTGACAAATATATTTCTATGCAAAAAAGATATAAAGCAATTTTTGATGGGGTTTGTAAGGGTTGCCCGGTATGGGGAGCCTGTTTTGGTGGATGTTACGGTGATATAAGTTCAATGGACGGCAGACCCACGAAATGTGATTCGATAAAAGTATTGTATTATAATACTTTACATATGATGAATACTGATAAAGAATTATACAAATATTATTACAATAGACATAAAAGGGCATCCGAAAGATTGGTGCAATATAGTGAATATAAAGAAGAGATAAACAAGAGTGATGAACTTTTATGAAACTGTTTTTGACATATTATAGATTGGATAAAGATATATTGGACATTTATAATGGATTTTCTTTTGGTTGTCATCATATAAAGAAAGCAGATTATAAATTTATAACGGATAATGTAGATATAAGTAAATTAAAAGGAGAAATTGAAAAATACTCAAAAATATATTATTCTGTTACTTTTCCATATCAACTTAAATTGATTGAAAAAATTGTTGATGATAGATGGGTTATAGGAGGCCCCTATATTGATATTATAGAAGGTAAACAAACAACATTATGTAAAGAATTGGGAGTAGAAGAAGATGATATATTTACTTCCTATTGGGATAAATGGCTTAGTAAAGAAAAAATATCTCCTCGCACCATAAGATATAGTGCAAATTGCAAGACACATTGTTATTGGAATAGGTGTAAGTATTGCGGTGGAGTATACGGTAAAAAGAAAGTAGAAAGAAATATCCTAAAGGTGTTAAAACAGTTACCCGAACAAGATGGTTTCTGTTCTTATGTTAATATGGTGAACGGCAGTATTGATATAGAAAAATTAAAAATTCTTTGCCAATACGATGTTCCAGAGAGAACTGTTATCAAAGCCGGTATTAGACCAGATAAAGAGGTAATGAACATAATAGAAAGATCGGAAAAATTGAGAGGAATTGATTTTGGGATTGGTGTGGAAAATTTGAGTCAGAAAGGATTTGATGTCTTAGATAAAGGATTTACTCTTAATGACGCCCTTTCTTCTGCCAAATCAATGGTTGTTAGAGGAGCATATGTATCTTTCAGTTTAGTATCAAGCTTTGGTATATATGATGAAGTGGAAATAGATAAAAGTCTAAAATGGATAGGAGATAATTTACGATCACCATTTGTCAGATTTTGGGATACATTTGAATATGAATGGCCAAATGAGCAGATTGCCGCGGAATTTGGGCCTTATGAAATAAAAGAAAGTAAAAGCGATGATTTACATTTTTCTTTTGATAAGGTAATAAGGTCACGAAGAGATATAAGAATATCGGATAAAATCGTCAATACATTAAGATCAATGGGTTTTGTAGTTATATCAAGGCTCGATGAAATAAAAAGACATAATGATATTATGAAAAAGATAAATAATAGTGGAGAAAACTAATGAAAGGAACTTGTGAACCAATTGACCCAGTAACAGGAAAGGTTATTTGTGGGTTGTATGAGCTATTTGGGGATATAAGAAAATGCCCCAATTTTGTAGAGAATATTTTTACGCCAAATCCGTTGGATAGCGATCAGGGTGTCAAAATTGTAAGCGATTGTATTCCAAAGAGAACTTTGTTGATGATACAGGAGTTGCATAATCGCACAGTAGCACTTCAGCAAGCGCAGGAGCAGTTAAGAAATGAGACTATTTGGACGGAAGTTGTGGCGCATGTAATTGGAAAGAATATCGGTATTGATTTGACGAAATTTGTCGAGGAAAGGCAGAGGCAATTGAGAGTTATTGAATTGAAAAAACAGGAAGAAGAGAAAGCTCAGATAGAGGAATAATATGGCTTGGTATGATTTTTTGCGAGGTAAGAAGGATGAAGATGTAAGATTAGATGAATCTATGAAGGTATTCGTGGGAAAGGGTGATATTCCCATGAAGTCAGAAGTGGAGGCAACAAAAGGAGAAGGTGTTGAGGACTATATGCTCATTTCCGGCTATGGTTCTCTTGGTTATGGAAATCTGAATACCTTCTATAACAGGTATATCAACAAGGTCTTTGAGACAGAAGTTGCAAAAATCATCGAATACAGAAAGATGGCGGAATATCCAGAAATTGGTGATGTTATTGAGGATGCTGTCAATGAATCGACCCTAACAGATAATAATAACAGAGTTTTCAGTTTGATCATAACAGACAATAAACTATCTGAAAACAAGAATGTTATCAAGAATCTTTACAAGGAATTTGATGACCTCTTTTACAGGAGAATTGAAATAGACAGGATTATTGATGACCTTATGAGAACCTACTATATTGACGGCAGGGTTTATTATGAAAGAATAATCAATACCAAGGCACCATCACAAGGCATCCAAGCAATCAAGAAACTTCCATCGGAAACAATGGATTATGTCTATGATCCGATGACAGGACAGATTCTTTATTATTACCAGTATCTTGCTCCCAATACAAAAAGACCAATAAACAGGGAAGAAGCGGAAAAAGATCCGAAGGTTGTTGTGTTTAATCCAGAACAGATTGGGTATATTAACTATGGAATTTATGGACGAACAAAAGGTGAAGTTTACGGGTATCTTGAGAAGGCCAGAGTTCCTTACAATCAGTTGAAGCTTCTTGAAACATCTGTCATCATTTATCGTATCATTCGTGCACCTGAAAGGTTTGTGTTCAAGATTGATACGGGTAATATGCCAAAAGACAAGGCGATGAAATTTGTCGAGAAAATTAAGACAAAATTTATCAAGCGCCAAACCTATGATCCACAAACAGGACAGCTATCACAGGAACCGGAAGTTCTTTCCATTCTTGAAAACTTCTTCCTTCCACAATCTGCTGATGGAAGAGGGTCATCCATTGAAACCGTAGGTGGTAACCCCGCGGGCTTCTCCGAACTGGATGACATTTACTATTTTGCACGAAAACTTTATAGAGCATTAAAATATCCCGCTTCTCGTGTTACAGCTGGGCAGGAAAAGAGGGAAGCCGAGATTGTTGTTGGTGGTTCCCATACTGGTGAAATTTCCCGTGATGAAGTCAAATGGGCAAAATTTCTTGAGAAGCATCAGAAAAGGTTCTGTGATGAATTCAAGGACTTGTTCTTAATGCATCTTGCATTCAGAGGATTGAAGAAACAGTATGGTATTGAGAAAGATATGTTGACTATCAATATGGTTCCACCGTCACATTACAAAGAATCTCTGGAACAGGGATTTGTTGAAGTTCGCCATTCAAACTACAATGCTCTTGCTGGAAATCAGGAATTTTCTAAATACTTCTTGATGAAGAAATATCTTGGATGGACGGATGAGGAAATAGAAGAAAATATAAGATGTCTGAAAGACAAGGATAAACTATTCCAACCACCACCGGAGCCGGGTATGGAAGGAGAAATGGGTAGTGAAGAGCTTGGTGGTGAAAAGGAATTTGGTGCTGGAGAAACGGGCGCTGGCTCACCAGCGCCAGAAGAAGGAGTTCCCGTGGAGGAGATAAAATAAATTGATGAAACTTAGAAATTTTTTCCATCAAGTAAATGAAGAATTTCTGGATCAAATTTTTGAGGCAAAGAAACTTGTTCCCAAACAAAAAAGTGTAATAAAACCGGAACCAAAATCCGAGGAAAGGCCTAAAAATAAGATAAAACCAGAACAAATTAAAAAATGGAATAGCTGGTCACCAGGCGAACAGAATTATGTAATACAGAGATCTCCAGAAGGTGTATATGCTCAGGCAGTAAAAGATAATATCATCAAGCTTAAAGACAAAGCCTCCAAACCAATTGCTCACGAAAAGGATGAAGAAGCAAAAGGTACTACGGAGCCTATCAAAAAAGATGATAGTATAAAAATTCCCGCATTTGATAAAATCGAAGCATCCAATATTCCCGATGATAGGAAATCTTCAAGGCTTCATGATGTAGTTGATGCAATGAAACCAGAAGCCGCCAAGGAATTTCTCAACTCCATTGTTAAAAAATATGGTGGAATTGTTCCTTCTTGGGTTGCTGATGTTCATAATCATTGGAAAAATATTATTGAAAAGAAGCCCACAAAAGAGAAAGAGAAAAAACCAGAAAAGCCAGAGAAGAAGCCCACCAAAGAAAAGGAAGTTCCTACTTCTGATATGAAGTCTAATGTATCTTATATCAGCGACAAGATCAAAACCAATAAACTTCTCAAAATGCATGTGAAAGGTAAAGAAATAAAACAAATATATGACGATCTTTTACAGCAACTTATAAATCTTGACAAAGCGAAGCCATCAGAAAAGAAAGCTAAAGCAGAAAAAATCAAGAATGATTTTGGATTGCGTATAGGAGCAACTGGAGTATTGAATGTTGATCTTGTTGGTGAATTACATCACGATAGTAAGAAACTCATAGGCTCCGGCCTGGTTGCACGGAATATAGCAAAATATTTTGAGGATATCGGTGTATTTTTAAAGGCAGAAGTAGGTGAAGAAGGAAAAACAAAGACACTTTCTACATCATCAAAACCAAATTTAGGAATGACAGGACTTGATGCTAAAGACAATAAATATGTTGCAGAAATATTTTCCGAGGGCCCTCTGGCCGCATTGGAGCCTGGTTTCAAAAAATTATATATGCCAATAGATGATAAGGGAAACCCGATTGATAATAAGGGAGGGAAGAACTCCTTGGAATATCTCAAGCACTCTGTTTCAAATAATAAAGCACTTGATAGAACAATTGAAGCCTCTGAAAAACTTGTTAAAGCTGGGAAATTGAAAAAAGAATTTGTTGCAGAACTCAAAGCACATAAGACCAGAATGTTAGAAATTGTTGATAATGAAAAATCAATACCATCAGCAGATGCAGAAAAGGCAGTAGGTGATTCATATGCAACTTTGGCCTGTAAATTATCAGAAATTGATAAAGACGCGGCTGAATCTGTTATGAAAAATTTTGCCGAAATGGCTCTGTATGATACAGAAATTGCACGGGGGAAAGAAGTATATCTTCCATCAGCCGGAAATTTCCCATCAGGCGATAAGCTGAAGATTACAAGGAAGGGAACAAAAATAGAAAAAATTCAATCTGTTAGTATAAAATATGGAAAGAAGGGAGATTTTAGCTCTTATGGATTCCCGGGCGAGGCTTCAAAGTATTGTCTATATCATAAAGACCCAAAGAAGAGAGAATTGTTGAAATCACGGCCGGGGGAAAATGGATATACAATAGGTGTCAAGGACTCCATAATTGATGATAGAAAAGAATTTGATGCCATTCTTAAAAATAGCGGCGGCATTGATAAGGCTATAAAGGATATGGATAAATTTTATAAATTGGTAAAAGAATATAAAGAAGCGACGGCTGAAACTATTGCGAAAAAAGGTGTTTTGGCGGCATCAGAATCAGCCAGGGAAAAGTTGGATAGAATATATACCAAAAGAATGAGAGAACTTGTGGACTATGATAAATTATCAGATGTCATTGGATATGATAATGCTAGAATGGTATTGGGTATGCCAGCAAGAAAGGGCGATCCAGATACATTATCAGGTCCGAATTGTTTTATGAGTGCAATAACATTTTCTCATGTTCTTCAGACATCAAATGGGTTGGAGATGTTGGAACATAATCATCAGGAGTATATAAATGGAGAATATCACTCTGAAACAAATACATACGAAGATGGTACTATAAATCTCAAACTGTGGAAATTAGGCTGGAGGCCATACGGTTCAAGAGTACAAGGTTTGAATGCTGGATTCAATAAAAGGCGTATATATTTGACCACACCGGAGCAAAGGGCCGCGGCGAGGGCCGAGAAGAAAGCAGCGGAGAAGGAGGCCAAGAAAAAACAAAGACTACAAAAAGCCTCCTACAAATATCCGTGGAACAGAAATACAGAAATTCTTGTAGAAAAATATATAAATAATTATAAATATATCAGAGGTGTATCTAATGAAGATTGACAGAATTATGAACAAGTATCTTAGTCTTGTAGAAGCAGATTATTCTGATACTATTCAACTTTTGCAAAAACAAATAAGGGACTCCCGTAAATTGATGAGAAAAGCGATTGAAGATACGGATGATTCTGACAAGAAAGAGCAGATTCGCAAGAGAGGAACGGCACATATTGAGTCTCTGCAAAAAAGAATAGAGAGTTATCAGGAAAGAGCAAAAGCCGAAAGAGAAAGAGAGAAAGCGGCTAAAAAATAAGGAGTGTGTTTATGGACGAGAAAGATATTAAAAAAGCTTTGGATTCCTTTGAGAACGATGATTTTATTTCTGCAAAAGAAATAGTTAAGAATGTTGTTAAACAGGCCAAGAATGAATACTTAAAAAGTAAACTTGGTTTGACAAAGGATATCGAACCACCAAAACAAAAGCAAGTGGTACAAAAACTAGCGGAGGAAAAGAAGAAAAAATGAAGAAGATCGAAGAAAAAATTGATATGTATTTGAAAGAAGCGGTTTTTGATGAGCCAAAGCCACAGGAATTTTCGGCAGGCGATCAGAAGCTTTACCCGCCTGTAGGAGGATCTGTTCCCGGCACCTATGATCCCACAAGGGATGCAGGCAGTATTACACAGGGCCTCAAAAGATTGAAATATTATCTCACAATGGCAAATACACCAGAAAAGTTTGCGAAGGCCATGTCTCTTGCACACGAACTTGTAGTAAAGTACCCCAACAATCAGAGAATTGCACAGGTTATCAATGTTATCAAGACCACGCCCATTCGTATTCTCAAGACGGTTGGTGGTGAAGAGTAATTTATATAATATTGCCAGAAAGTTGTGTTAGTTCACACATTTTTTATGTATAAAACTGGGAGGAGAAAAAGATGAAGCTTATAACCGAGCTCTCTCACGATATTAAATTTATTGTGGAGGAGTCTGAAAAGAAGGAGAAGTCTCTCTACATTACTGGAATTTACAGTACGGCAGATCAAGAGAACAACAATAAAAGAATATATTCAAGACATATTCTTGAGAGAGAAATTAGTAAGCTGGAAGAGAGACTGGTAAACAGGAGTCTTTGGGGAGAACTTGGGCATCCACCAAATCCAGAGATCAATCCGGATAAAATTGCTATCCTGACAGAGAAATTGGAATGGGATGGCCCAAATGTCATTGGTAGGTCAAAAGTTCTTGATACACCAATGGGAAATATTGCAAAGACTCTTATCAAAGAGGGTAGAATGGGTATTTCTTCCCGTGGTCTTGGCTCCGTGAACGAGAACGGTTATGTCAATGAGGATTTTTATCTCATCACTTGGGATATGGTCACAGACCCGTCAAATCATCCATCTTGGGTGAATGGTATCTATGAAGGCCAGGATTTTGAACCGCCACAGAAAAGGGTCGTTGAAGAACCCGAGTCTGTGATTGAAGAGCCAAAAATCTCCTTGAAAGAAGCACAAGAAGCATATTACAGAAAAATTTGGCAAGTTATTTCTGATATTGAAAAGAGGATAAAATAATGGATAAGAATGATTTAAAAGAGGAAAAAATAGACGATCTTCTTCAGAAAAAATCACCCGAGCTTCTTAAGGCAAAGAAAAAAGCCAAGAACAGGGCATACGATGTAATGAACAAGTACATTGGAGCGGGTCCCACCTATACCGGTATGATATCTTTTCCAGAATCGAAACAACTAACAGAAGCAGACATTCCAAGAGCCATTGTGGCTCTTATGAATATACTTTCCTTCGTAAGGAAAACTAATAAAGAATTTGAAACAAATCTCAATTCCCTCAAAGCAATGTGGCGAGATGGTCTGTTTGAAATGGACGAATACGAGAATATAGCCGATGCTTACAAGCACATCATAAAGGGATTGACAATTTTTGAAAATGAAATTGAAGGCAAGATAAAAACACTGAGGGGGAAGTAAGTAGAGAAAATCATAGGTTGTAAAGTAATTTGTGTAGTCCAAAATCATTGCCACGCGTGTGTTTTAACCAATCTGTTGTAAATAACCGAAAAACCGATAAATAATTTAAAATGGAGGAGAATATGTCTATTCTTGATAGAATTGATGAGTTTCTTACAAGGGAGCAAAAGAGGCTTCGTAAGAGAGATCCCAAAAGATGTCTGAAAGAAAACTTTGATATGGATGATTTGCTCGATAAAATGGGAAATTTCATCTATAACCTTGATCCAAATGTTCTTGATATGGAAGGCAAAAGAATAAGGGAAGAAATTCTTGCAGCCTTTGAGCCTCCATTTGAGTTGACAGATAGAGAATGGAATTTTGACGATACACATCTTTCTGATGATACATCCGAATTGGATACAATGGAGGATGATGAAGTCGTTGATAATACTATAGCGGATGAAGATGCTGAACTCGAAGATAAAGTATATGAGGAAAACGAGGTAAAAAAGAAAAGAATGACAATAGATGGTATTACTACAACGACTCATATCAAGGAAAGAAAAAAGAGAAATTTACAGAAAAAGAAGTAATATTCTTGAAAAAGAATAGAAATACTATAGGAGGTAACTAATAGATGGAAGAAATCTTGAAAGTGCTCGGTATTGAAAAACTCGATGAGTCACAGATTACTTCTATTAAAGAGAAACTGGATGCAATCGTGGATGTAAAATCCCGTGAGAGAGCAGACAGCCTTTTGAAGGAAGAGTCAGAAAAACTTATCGAGGAATATGAGGGCAAATTTGAGGAATACAAGAATGATATCACATCAAAGTTTTCGAACTTTGTTGATCAAGTTCTTGAAGAAGAACTCAAACTGCCTGAGAAAATTGTGGACTATGCAAAGAAAGGCGAGCTTTATGATGATGTCATTCAGGAACTCAAAGTCAGATTGGCCATTGATGAGGGTGTTCTGAATGAAGAAATTAGAGAGCTTCTCCGTGAAGCCAAAGAAGAGATCATTCGATTGAAGGATGAGCTTAACAAGGAAACAGCGGGGAGACTACAGGCAGAGGAAGATGCCCGTGCTCTCGCATCTCACCTTTATTTGAGAAAGAAATGTGACGGACTCACGGAGTCACAAAGGAGAAAGGTTATTGACCTTCTGGGCGACCTGAATGAAAAGACAGAAATTGACAGGAAGTTTCAGATTGTTGTTGATACCGTTCTCGAACAGGATGCACCTGATGCCGAATTTGGTTTAAAACCCGGCACACAGGATCCTGATGCAGAGGCAAAAACAAATGATTGTATTTGTCCATCCTGTGGTGCTCACGCGACCACAAAGGGCGCATGTGCCTCGATGGCTTGCCCGTCTTGTGGTGCTTCAATGAAAGATGCTTCAGATCCAACACCTGCAAAGGATATGGGTCAAGGCAAAATCGAAGTTGAAGATCAAGAGGGAAAGAAAGTCGAGGAAGCAGACGATCCTTTCAGCAAATATTTGAAGGGAGCTGTCGCAATTCTGAAAGAGAATAGATTCTAAATTTATAGGAGGAAGATTCTGAAATGAGAGAAGAGAGTAAGAAGTTGATCGAGAAGTGGAAAGCTGTTCTTACAGAGGGAAATAAAATTCGTTCTCAAAAGATTCTCAAATCTACAGCTATTATGCTGGAGAATGAATATAAGTACCTCAGTGAAGCTGGAAACTGGTCAGAAGTCGGCCGTGGATCGCCTTATGCGATTTCCGGTGATTTCCATCAGATTGCAGTTCCGATGGTAAGGAGAACCTTTCCAGAGCTGATCGCCCACGATATCGTTGGTGTTCAGCCACTCACAGGCCCAGTAGGGCTAGCGTTCGCGCTCAGATTCAGAACAGGAGGCCCATCTACTTATGGCGGTTCGTCAGATGTTGAACTTGGATATAACACGATGGATACCACTTATTCTGGATCATATACAACCTCTGCTGGTGAAGTTCTCGGCTCCAATGTAACGGGCGATGTTGGTCTGGGCATTGGTTCTGGTACGGCTATCAACGAAGTAAACCTTACAGTTGAAAAGGCGCAAGTCGAGGCTAAAACGAGAAAATTGAGAAGCAGATGGTCACTTGAAGTGGCACAAGACCTGAAGGCAATGCACGGTCTTGATCTTGAAGAAGAGATGATGGATATTCTCGCATACGAAATCACGGCGGAAATTGACAGAGAGATCGTCAATGTTGTGAATAGTATTGCGGAATCCTCTACTTGGTCATACTCAACATCCGCTGATGGTAGATGGGAATCTGAGAAATACAGAAACCTTTACAATGTGGTTGTTCGTAGAGCCAACAAGATCGCGATTGACACAAGGAGAGGCGCCGGTAACTTTGTTCTGGCATCACCTTACACTTGTGCCGCATTCGAAGGACTTTCAAGCTTCGTAATTCACCCAACAGACGGTGAGATAAACACCCTTGTAGCGGGTATTTCAAAGATGGGTTCCCTTGACGGCCGTATCACGGTATTCAGGGATACATTTGCCGCATCAGATTATATGACAGTTGGATATAAAGGTCCATCGGAGTATGATGCAGGTATTATTTACCTTCCATACATTCAGCTGATGGTATCAAAGACAATCTATGAGCAGTCATTCCATCCAACCGTAGGTTTGATGAGCAGATATGCAATTCATCAGCACATCTTTGGTAGTAATCTCTACTACAAGAAGGTGGATATCACAGGACTACCAACCTAATGTAAATTAGGTAGAGAGTAAAATCAACCCCCTCCCTTACAGGAGGGGGTTTTTTTATTCTTTACAATTCTTAATAAATATGGTATAATGAGTATATATGTTATTAGGAGTGTATGGAATATGCCAGAATTAAACAGAAGTAATCTTGAGAAAATTCTTGATGTCGAGGTAGTGGAAGTCCAGAAAGAAATGGATTCTGCCCCCACTCAGGAGGAACCTGAGCAGATTTTAAGAAAGAATATCATCAGGGCGAATAACATTCTTGATTCAGTAGAAACAGAATTGAAGAATGGAAATTTCTCTGCAAGACTTGTTGAAGTTGCGAGCCTGATAATAAATTCAGTAACTCAAGCATCAACACAGATTATGATAAATAAGTCAAATTTAAATAGTTTACAGATAAAAAGAGATGTGTTAAAATTAAAAGAAAAGGAACTTGAAATAAAAAGTAGATTACTCGCCGGTCAACAACCAGTGGGTCGAGATAGATTAGTTATTACCGATAGAGAAACTATTCTCAAGTATCTTAAAGACGGACAAGATGTTAAACAATTAGAAACAAATAAACAAATGGAGGCGAATAATGATGAATAATGATTTCCGAAGCATCATATTGGATCAGCGCAAAGATCAAAAACTTGCCCAATGGGAAGGAAAATGTTTGGACTACCTTTACATCGTAAAGGAGAATCCGGATGTTGCCAATTTTGCACCCGGCAGGATTTACAATATGATTATGAGGCATGGAATTGAAGATGTTGACAACTCCCTCAAAATCAGAGGTTATGAAGATTTGGTGCGATACAAGTTTTTTGATGGTAAAATTTACGGTACTCTTGAGGCATTACACGACATTATGAAATTCCTCAAGGCGGCCGCCAGAAGAACCGAAACTGGTAAGAGGATTCTTATTATGGTAGGCCCTGTAGCTTCCGGTAAGTCTACGATTGCTGCTCTTATCAAGAGAGGTCTTGAAAGAGACAAGACACCCAAATATACAATTAAAGGATGTCCTATTCACGAAGAACCTCTACACCTTATTCCGCTCGATGACCGTCCAAGGTGGGAACAGGAATTGGGTGTGAAGATTGAAGGAACCCTCTGCCCCGTTTGTCAGCAAATGGTTGAAGATAACTTTATGGGAGAAGATGGCCATATTAAATGGGAAGATGTTCCGATAGTGTCAATAAAGTTTTCTGAACAGAAGAGAGTTGGTATTGGGACATTCCAGCCATCGGATCCCAAATCGCAGGACATTTCTGAATTGATTGGTCGTGTCAATATGTCCAAGATGACAAGATACGGTGAAACAGATCCCCGTGCATATCAGTTCAATGGTGAATTACAGGTAGCCAATGGTGGTGTTATTGAATACATCGAATTGTTGAAAGCCGATGTGAAATTCCACTATGTACTGATTACTGCTGCACAGGAGCAGATGATTAAGGCGCCCGGTTTTCCACAAATGTATATTGATACATTAATTTTGGCGCACACGAACCAAACGGAATATGATGGTTTCAGGGGGGAGAAGAAGAACGAGGCACTACACGATAGAATGTATCCTATTACCGTTCCTTGGAATCTTCGTGTAGACGATGAAATAAAAATCTACGAGAAGATGATTCGAGAATCTGATTTTCGCGGAATCCATATAGCTCCAAATACTCTGAAAGTTGCTGCACAGTTCGCTATTCTGACAAGGCTTGTTCCTTCAAATAAGGTTTCTTCCATTATTCAGAAAATGAAAATTTATAATGGCGAGATTACTGAGGAGCTGAAGAAACAGGAGATTGATGTCAAAGCTCTCCGTCTGGAAGGTAAGGAGCAGGGTGAGGGAATGAGAGGAATTTCCCCAAGATTCATCATCAACGCTCTAAACATTGCACTTGGTCAGAAAGAAGAGAAGAAGTGTGTCAATCCAATTGACATTATTCGAGCTCTTCGTTCTAACTTTGAGCACCAAATCGGAATCACCGAAGAAGAATCAAAGAAATATCTTACACTTCTTCTCGGTGAAAAGGAATCTGTAAGTGCCGAGTTCAAAGATATAGCGAAAAAGGAAGTCAATATGGCGTTTCTCTCCGCTTATGAAGAGCAGGCACAATCTCTCTTCGAAAACTATATTCGAAATGCCGATGCTTTCTGTCGTAAGGAGAAAATTCAAGATTCGATTACAGGTGAATATAGTGATCCCGATGAGAAGCTGATGAGACAGATTGAAGAGTATATTGGTATTCCAATAAATTCTAAAACAGAATTTAGAAACGGTATATTCGTTTATAAATCTGCCCAATTGGAGAAGGGTGAAGCCTTCACTTTCAAAACCTATGATCCTCTCCGTATCGCCATTGAGAAGAAGTTGATGAGTGATCTCAAAAATGTGGTATCTCTTACGCTCGCAGACAAGTCTGCTACGGACAAGAGGACGCAGATGAAGAGAAAATCAGCCGTCACAAATCTTACTAAGAGGGGATACTGCCCAGAGTGTGCAAATATATTGTTAAGCTTCGTTGGAGAAATACTCAGGAAGGAAGAGTGAAATAACATCAAGTAGATAATTCATATAAATTCCTCACAAAATTTTATACACATATAGAAAAGTAGTGGGGGAATAGGAGAAGTAGAATGAAGTATGATATATGAAGATATTATGAAAATGAAAAATAACTAATCTCCTCCAAATCGGTGTGAGATGCTTCGGGAGGTGGTGGTGGCAGAGAAATCCGCCACCACCACACAATAAAAGGGGAATAATATGATCATTTCGCATGAAAATTGGGATTTATCTTCGAGGGGTAGAAAAGATGCTGCCAGGCACCGTGAGAAAATCGAAGATACAATTAGAAAAAATATAAAAGATATTATTGCAGAGGAATCTATAATCACTCAAAAGCACGGTAAAACTGTGCGTATTCCTGTAAAGGGATTGAGGGATTATCGGTTCATTTATGGAAGCACAGGAACTGCAGGCGGTGTTGGTCAGGGTAAAGGTAAGGCTGGAGATATTATAGGCCGAAGAAGTAAAGGAAAAAAGAATGATGACAGTAAGCCCGGTAATGCCCGTGGTGACGATTATATGGAAACAGAAGTTGATATTGATTATCTTATCAATATTATGTTTCAAGATTTGGGTCTTCCATATATTGAAGAGAAAACAAAAGCAGAATTACTTGTTCCTTCCGGATGGAAATTCGAAACCGTTTCAAAAGTAGGCATCCATCCAAGAATCCACAAGAGAAGAACCATCAAAGAATCCATAAAAAGGATGGCTATTTATGCTGCTGAAATTATGGATGAAACCAAGTGTGATGAGGAAACGGCATACAAGGCCCTTGCAACCTCTCACGGAGATTTGGTTGATGCCATCAATCTTATAAAAGAAAATAAGGTAAATCCTGATGCTGATGTTCAATCTCTTTTTATCGAGGATGATGATTTGAGGTTCAAACAGATGGAACAGGAATTTGAAATTCACAGTAATGCTGTTGTTATTGCCATGATGGACACATCGGGGTCAATGACACCGGAAAAGAAATATCTTGCCAGATCAATGTTATTCTGGATGGTTGAATTTTTGAAGAAAACCTATAACCATGTTCAGATACGGTTTATCGCCCATCACACTATCGCCTCTCTTGTGGATGAGGAAACCTTCTTCAAGAAAGGCGAGAGTGGGGGAACCTATTGTCATACAGCTTTTGATCTTGCCAGAGATCTGGTTGAAAGGGAATATCCTGTAAACCAGTGGAATGTTTATGTTGTATATGTTTCTGATGGAGAGGATTTTAATCCTGATGAAACCATGCAATCAACAAAACTTCTTCTGGACAAGAAGATTAATATGCTGGGATATTGTGAAATTCATATTTCCTCACAGGGATATTTCCACGCATCACACGGAAATTTGATGGAAAAATACACCAATACATTTGACTTCAAGATTGAAACGGAAGCCGGAACCAATTTCTATAAGGATAATGAAAGGCATTTTCTTGCCTGTATCATAAAAGGGAAAGAACATATATATCCTGCACTCAAACATATGTTATTTGAGAAGAAGAGGAATAAAAAATAATGAAACAAAATGATTTGCAGAGATTGATAAAAATTGAAGATAGAATTAAACAGTATGTTGAAGAATATGGAATGAAGTGTCTGCCTGTAGAGTTTGATATCGTTCCACCACAAAAGATGATAGAGATACTGGCTTACAGGATGCCTACAAATATCTCCAATTGGAAATATGGTAGGGATTATGAAAGATTGAAAACTGTATTTGACACAGTAGATCCGAACCTTCCTCTTGAGCTGGTTGTCCACGATAATCCTTCAAGAGCCTTTTTGATGAATTCCAATACATTGGCTGTTCAGGTTCTTGTTATGGCGCACGTTTATGCGCATGTCAATTTCTTTACGGAAAGTAAATGGTATGTAAATTTCCGTGAGGATATTGTTGAAGTGCTGGCTGCTGCCCAGAAGAGATTCAATGACTATGAAAGAATATATGGTCTTGATGAGGTGGAGAAAACTGAAGATGCTGGACACGCCCTACAATGGCACTCATCACCATTTAATCAGGAAACGGAGATGGAGAGGAAGAAAAGAGTCTTTGAGCAAATGAAGAAAAAGAAACTTCCTTCCCGAGCTGTTTATGGTGATATTGTTCGTGATACCAAGAAGGATGTGGCAGAGGATTACGATGTTTATAATAACAGGCTGTGGAGAAAGATACTTGCTACAACCCCGATAGAACCCACAGAAGATATTCTTCGGTTCATTATTGACAATTCCCGTATTCTGGAAGATTGGCAGAAGGACATTCTGGAAATTTTGAGAATGGAAGGACAGTATTTTTGGCCTTACTCCAAAACCAAATATATGAATGAGGGCTGGGCGACCTACTGGCACAATATCTTTATGAACAGATTATTTGATGAAGGTCTACTCACTGCAGAAGAACACGGCCAGTATAATTATAGTAATTCTCTTGTCAAAGCCACAAATAAGATGGGTATGAACCCATATCTGGTGGGCTCGGAGATGTGGAAAGAAATCGAAGAGAGGTGGAACAAGGGTAGATACGGTACCGATTATGATAACTGCACAGATGCGAAAACTAAGGAAAATTGGGATACAAAGGAGATGAAAGGCCGGGAGAAAATGTTTGAGGTTATGAGGAGCTATACTGATTGGTTCTTTATGCAAGATTTTCTAACGGTTGATTTGATTGATAAACTCGATCTTTATATTTATCAGATAATGGAAACGGTTGCCTCTATTGATTATGTAAGAACCAATCATACAGTAGAGCAAGTAAGGGAATTAATTATCAATAGCTTTGCAAACAGTGGAATACCCAAGATTGAGATTGTCAATGGAAATCTTGACAAGGGCGGGCATTTAGAGCTTGTACATAGGTATAACGGTATTCCTCTTCACAAAAAATATGCACAAGAGACATTGAAGCATATTTACTACCTATGGGGAAGGCCAGTAACACTAAAGACTTTTACAAGGGATAAGAAAACAGGTAAAGATAAAGAGCTGTATTATACAGAGGATGGAACAGTCTCCCCCCCGGCTTCTTCAGAAAATATGGAGGCGTCTGACAATCCATTTTCAACTTTTCACTTTGATATGATGGACTTAGCTCCAATTTCATTATAGTTTCCCCTTTTTATTGTTTTGCCCCCATAAATACATATGAAAGTATGTTTTATGGGGGTTTTCTTACGTGCCAGTAAAATATGATGATTTTATAAAAAGGCCGCTTCAGGAATATTCATATTCACCAGAAGAAGTAGCCGCATTGTCTAAATGCTCTCAAGATATATGGGAGTTCCTGAAATATGTTAAAATTATTCATCCTGATAGGGGAAGAATAGCATTTGAGCCGTATCCTTATCAGAGAAAAATTCTAAAAATTTTACAAGATGAAAGATTTGTCATTGGTCTTTGGAGCAGGCAGTCTGGAAAAGCACTTGCTCTTGATACTCCCTTGCCTCAACCCAATGGTAAATGGACAACGATAGGTGATGTTCAAGTGGGGGATTTTCTCATTGGGAGGGATGGTAAGCCCACAAAAGTTGTTTTTGTAACAGAAGTTATGGAAAATCATAATTGTTATGAGATTGAATTTGACAATGGAGAAAGAATAGTTGTTGATGAGGAACATTTATGGTGTGTGGGTTCATCAAATTTTGGTCATAAAAATAGTCAAGACAATCCAAGAACAACTCACGAAGAAAGAGTTCTTACAACAAAAGAAATTTTTGATAAATTCAGTAATACATCTCATTCTTATTATATCAATTATCACTCTGGTGTGGTGAATGACGATATTGAATTGCCCGTAGACCCATATATTCTTGGTATATGGTTGGGGGAAGGTCATTTAGTAAATGGAAGAATATCTACATCTATAAATGACTATAATGAGATTTCCAAAATAATACAGGAAAAGTATTTAACATCATCTTTTAAAAAAGATTGGAGAAATGAGAATGGGGGGTATTTTAATGTTTATAAATTAATGATTGATTTGAGGAAAATTAATCTCATCAATAATAAACATATACCAAAAGTATATTTTTCAGCTTCTATAAATCAGAAACTTGAACTTATACGAGGTCTCATGGACACAAATGGTTATTGTGGGAAAGATGGGGTTTGTGAGTTCTCTCAAAAATCTTCAACTCTTATAGAAGATATAAGAGAAATTTTTTCATCTATTGGAATAAAAACAAAATTGAATTACAGAGTTATAAATGGAGAAAGATATCATTCACTTGTTTTTTCCACAACACGGTTCTCTGTTTTCAATCTTTCCAGAAAAAAAGATAGACAAACAAAATGTTTTGGACATGATAAAAATACAAGAATATACATCAAAAATATCATAAAGGTTAATTCTGTTCCTGTAAAATGTATACAGGTAGACAATGATGAACATCTTTTCCTTTGTGGAAAAACGATGATACCAACACATAATACGACTACCGTATGTGCATACGCTCTCTGGTATGCAATATTTAATCCCGATAAAATCGTTGGAATTGCGTCTAATAAACAGATATCGGCTATTGACATTCTTTCCCGCCTGAAAATAATGTATGAGGAGCTTCCCGTCTGGTTGAAACCGGGCGTTCAGGAATATTCCAAAACATTCGTAAATTTTGATAATGGCTCAAAAATTATGGTATCAGCTACATCTCCCGATTCTTTCCGTGGTAGAACTATAAATCTCCTGATACTTGACGAGTTTGCTTTCGTTCAGAAAAACAAGGCGGAAGAGTTCTGGTCATCCAACCTTCCTACAATTGCCGCCTCATCAGAGTCCAGAGTTGTTATCATTTCCACACCAAATGGTATGTTCAATCTATATCACAGGCTTTATACTCAAGCAGAAAGAAAGGAAAACACTTTCGTTGCTATCAAATCAACTTGGAAGGATGTTCCGGGCAGAGACAGGAAATGGGCTTCGGACCAGAGAAAGAATCTTGGTAAACAGAAATTTATACAGGAATATGAATGTGAATTTCTTGGTTCTACAAATACAGTTATAGATTCCGACATTATTGAAAAATTATATGACAAATGCACCAGACCGATAGTTGAACAGGCCAATGGGAAACTCAAAATATACGAAAAACCAGTAGAAAAGGCGGTTTATGTTATTGGTGTTGACACAGCAAAGGGAACAGGAGAAAATTATTCTACTATGCAGGTATTGAAAATTGTTCAGGTCAAACCAATTATATTGCAACAAGTAGCGACATTCAATGATAATTATATTGATGTTTATACATTTGCGGACATTGTAAATAGGACATCAATCTATTATAATTCAGCCTTTATTATGGCGGAGAACAATGCAGAGGGCTCAACTGTTGTAACAAGGCTATGGTGGGAGTATGAAAACCCCGGTCTTGTTAATTCTGGCTCAAAAACAAAGGATTTAGGAGTAAGAGCAGATCGCAGAACCAAGCCAAGAGCCGTCATGCTTATGAAAAAGCTTGTGGAAGATGGTAGTTTGACAATAGTTGATTATGATACTGTGGACCAAATATCCACATTTATTGAAAAAGAAGGTAAATTTTTTGGGAAAGATATGCCAGATGACCTTATTACAGCCTTATACTGGGGATGTTATTTTACCACAACCGATATGCTGGAAGAATCATTTGAGATCAAAAAGACAGAAATAGAGGACGATGTTTGGGGTGTTTTAAGTGATATTGAACCGATTGCAGAGGATTGGAGCTGGCTTTCAAGAACTGGTAAATTAATTAATTAAAATTATAAATAATAGAGAATTATAATAACTTTTCAGGGGGGGATTCAATGTCTATTGAGAGGAAAATCAATAACTTTTTAAACGAAGAAACAATAGAAATGAAAATGGCGGTGGTATTTAATAGGGGAATGATGTTTGCCAATAGAGAATATGTCTATAGACAAGAAAATTGAGGAATATTTAGGAGAAGTCATCACACCAGAAAGCCGGGCAAGAGCCGAAATAAGGTTGACCTATAATGTAATTGAAAACATTATTGATAAAGAAGTAGAAAGGGCCAAAGAAATACTATTAGAAGCGAAGAAAAAGATGGTTTTTCAATTTAGAAAGGCAATAGAAGATGTTATAGAAGAAATAGATAAAGCAAACGCGGAGGCCGAGGGTGCGTGGGGCATATCACAAAATTCAGTTGATAATTTTTTCAAGGATATGTATCAAAAACTGGTTAGAGAATATGTTATGAAACCAAAAGAACGAACATCACATCCTATTGTTGATGCCTTTTGGGAAGCCGTGGATAGTGAATGGATAGAAAGATGAGCAAACTATTGAACGACGATATTGGGAGTAGACACCCTCTTGCAAAAGTTCCCGTTAATATTCATAGAGTAATGGATATATTGAAATCCCTTGAGCGATCATATCTGAATTATAATGACAAAATGGTATTTACCTTCATTGACAATGCTATTGAAATGTTGACAGCAATGAAGAAGGACATTGAAGATAAAATAGAGGCTGGGGAATAAAATGCTTAAACCATATAGAGCAATAAAAAAATCAGAGTTGATAGAAAGGATTAAGAGGATTCTTGGTTATCCTGTTGTCAAAGTTGAACTGGATGATATGCAAATAGCTGATCATATTGATTATGCTAGACAGAAATTTATCAAATGGGCAGTTGGCCAAGGTGTAGTAGAAAAATATTTTACAATCGCACTATCAGCCGGTGTTACTGATTATGAGTTGCCGGGAGATGTTACAGAAGTTTTGAGTTATGACACACGAACCACCGGATCAATCCATACACTCTTTACAATTGAAAATTACCTGTATAATGCAGGTATGTATGATATGTTGCTGATGAGAGGTGGCGGGTCAGGATATACATTGGTATCTTATCACATAGCAAGAGATTTTTTGGACACAATAAAACGATACGTATTTGACACATACAACTTTACTTACCACAGATATACCAATATTCTTGAAATACAACCGCCACCACCATCAGGAGGAACAATTCGTTGGCAGGACACTTGGTTGGATTCTCCAGGCTATATTCTTGTTAGGGCATATGTCTTGGAAGGAACGGAAGAGGATTTATATGATAATATGTGGATATTTGATTATGCCACAGCCTTGAGTAAGAAAACACTGGGAAGAATTAGATCGAAGTTTGCTAATTTTACGGCTATAGGGCAGACTGGCCTCGCACTTGATGGTGATACATTGCTTTCAGAGGCTCAAACAGAAATAGAAAAACTGGAAGAGCAATTGAGGAACGAGGAAAGTTGGGAGGGATTGGGAATTTTTATAGGCTGATGGCTATTATATTTATATTGGATAACTTTTTTATAAATTTTTATTTAACATTTTAAGAGTCGGAATGGACTCTTTAAGTAATCGTAAGGTTACTTTAGAAGCCCACTCCCTTTAGAGGGGGGGGGGGAGCATTCACAAAATTACAAATGAAGATAATTCAAAAATGAACAAACAGAATAGAACTGGCTTACAGAAACCACAATGGAATTTGTATGATATAGAAGGTAATCAGGAGCATATGCTTGCCGAAAGCATGATTATGGAGTATACCGATATTGCCGGTGTTAAGATAAATTATTATATCAGGTCAAATGATGTAGAGTATGATACGCTATATGGTGAACATACAGGAACTACATATGAGGCACCGAAGGAGACAAAAATAATTTACGAAGTCGTGGATGAACCTAATTTGTGGTCATCTTTTGGAATGACAGGTGGTGATGTTATTACTGCACATATCCCGATGAGTACTTGGAGGAGAGATGTTAGTAAAACAGTAAGTCCGAAAATAGGCGACGCCGTTCATATTAAATGGTATCAATTGGCTAACAGATCATTTGAGGTCTGTCATGTTGATGATGATGACAAAACCTTCCAGCTCAAGAAAATGATATGGGTATTGATATTAAGGCCGTTCAGATATTCAGAGCAGAGCGAAAGTGCTGCGGATATTGCCGTTACCAGCAAACTTATTTCGGCGTTTGGTGATAATACTTGGATTGAAGAACACGCAAATGTTGTTGATGATATCGACACTCGCATCTACGGTTATGTTATTGCATATCTTACATTGATGGGATATCCTTTGTTAAAAATGTTAATGAACTATATAAATAATTTTGTAATATAGATACAAAAACATATAGAAGGGATATCAATTATGAACATATGTGAATACGGTTGTAATAAAATAGGAAAATATAGGATAGGGAAAAAAAAACAAAAAGGGAAAAGTCAAAAAAGACCTGTATTAAAAGATATGGTGTTGAAAGTCAAAATCAGTCAAAAATGGTCAAAGAAAATAAAAGACTTTCAATGATTAAAAAATATAGTGTAGAAAATCCATTTCAAATTCCAATAAAGCGGTACGGCCCGTCAGGCAGTTATAGTTATAAAAGGAAAGAATATATTTTTCCATCCGGTAGATAAGAAATGATCTGGAAAAATTACGCAGGTATGGTGTAAGATGAAAAAAATAGATGAGAAAATTGAAAAGTATTTGATCAAGAAGATGCCAACAGATCCATTTGTAAAACATCAAATAGCCATGGCCAGAAAAACATTGAAAATGAATGATGTAATGGCAAGGATAATGGGTGGTATGACCAAAGAACAGGCGAGAGCCATTCTCAAAAAATATGGTCTGAAGGAAGAAATGAAATTTGGAAAATATTTGAATGATAAAGAAAATATTTCTGAATAGGACGGGAGACTTAAAAGCCGGTTCAAACTCGCACAGAAGAAAGCGGATGATGCATTCAAGGAAAGCGTATCTGCAACATTGAGTGTGATGGATGAATATGCCAAAGAATCTTGTGTCGATTTATATAAAGGTGATATAGAAAAACAATCTGATTGTTGGTGGCGCTTTTATTCTCGTCTTATCGGCTTTGCCCAAGAAATATGGATGCCATATATGTCCAAAGATTTGATAGATGAGCTTGTAAGTGAAATGGAAGAACACGCAAAATTCATTACCAAAAAATATGGATGGTATAGTAAATGAAAAGAATAGACGAGAAGATTGAGAGATATTTGAGCGAAGAGACATACAAAAAGCAACCAGAATGGGATGAAATCAGAAATCTTCTGGTAAAGGCAGATAATGAGATAATAAAAATAGAGAATGATTTTGAGAAAAACTTGGAACAATTGTCCTTCAACGCAAAGCTGGTTCTCGCCGATGAAGAAGATGATTTTTGGTTTTGGATAAGGAAAGTGGGTGAATATGACGATAAAGATCCAATATTTGATACGCTTAGGTGGTTTGCTGATAAGCTGGAAAGAAATCCCAAAATAAAACAGGCTGTGATAGACAAAAAGAAAAAAGAGGCATTCAAAAAATATGGTGGGGGCAAGCTATAAATGAAATTTCAGAGTGGAGATTATGTTACAGGCAGAGCACAGATAAACAAGAAAGTTATGTTGAAAGGAGTTGTGATAAGGGAATATAATAACTGGTCTGTTCTTGTTGCATATTTTGATGAAAGAAGAAGACCTCAATACAGAATACTCTTTCATCCTCAAAAGATTGAAGGTGAACCACCGGAAGCACTGCTTAAAAAAGCAAAAGAAAACCCCAATTGGGGATTAAATCCAGATGAAAGGATAATACAGAGAACAAACATATGAAAAAGATAGACAATCTTATTGACAAATATCTCTACAGAAAAAGTGATTTAATGGCATTGACAGAAGCAATTGGTATGCGGGATCTGACAAAATTTATGTTCAAAATTGCAACAGCAAAAAGTATTGATGATGCAAGAAGGCTTTCATCAATGCTCGGAGATATAGATAATAAACTATGGAATGAATATATAAAAATATTGGATAAAAGTCCAGATGAGGAACAGAAAATACAGAAGTATGTTGAGAGAGAATTAAAATATAAAGGTGATGTTCGTCAAGTACCAGAGAACATAAGAGCTGATATATGGGCAATAACTCTATACTTGGCAAAAACGGGGGAACTGAAAAGCATATGAATAAGATAGAAGAAATTTTCAAAGAATTTAACAAAGACAGGGATTGGTTGGAAAAGGGAAAATATCTTGTAAAGACATCTATCAAAGATCTTGAGGTTATTCGCAAAAAGATCTTTGACACATATAGGGATGAGCCAGATCAAGCCCTCAAAAACTTTGACAGGATGGTGAAAATAAAAAAAGATGTAAACACTAAAACGGGAAAAAAACTTGGTATTCCGGATGAAATAATCAAACAAATGAATTATGAAATTGATATGTGGGAGAAACACGAAAGGAGCACTCTGATGAGAGATCTGGAGGGAATGAAGAGATAAGTATAGAAATGTAACACCGGTTTGGAAAGAAATACATATATACTGGTAGTAAATATCATTATTAAGATGAGATTTTCAAATTACATTACAGAACAGAAGTCACGAGCGGTGGGTATTTTTATAGGTAGAATGTCACCACCCACAAAAGCCCACCAAAAAATTATTGAAGACTCTCTCAAGAAATATTCAAAGGTATACATTTTTATCATCGAGGGAGAGAAATCCTCAAAACTCGCCAAAAATTTCCTTACATACAATCAGAGAAAATCCATTCTCAAGATAACGAACCCGAAAGCACATCCGATTTTATCTTCTCACGGTTATATTCCAGATATTATTAAACAGGAAAACATTGAAACAAGCAATGGTGTTGCAATCATAGCCGGTTCTGACAGGATTGAAGACTATAAAAAACAGTTTATCGGAGTGGATTACAATGTAATCTTTGATGAAATCAAGAGAACAGCAGAAGATATTTCTGCATCTAAGGTAAGAAAGGCTATCGGAGAAAATGACTTCGAGGAGTATAAAAGAAATGTAGCGAGGGGATTGGATAATAAGGAGTGGTTTGAGAAATTCAGGGAATTTCTCAGGGCAACCATTGGAAGGCCTGGAAATGTCAGAGGCCAAATCTTCAAGGAACAAAGAATATATACCATTCAAGAAGTGCTCAATGAAGATATAAATCGGCATATAGAACATTTTGAGGATAATATGTTTAACAACGGCGTGAATGGTATAGAAAAGAATATCGAATTAGCCAAACTCATTCGTGATACACTTTCCGGTGGATCGAAATCAAAGGCGGCTATCACAGTGAAATGGGATGGTTGTATTCATCCAGATACAATAATCAAGACGAAAAACGGTGATATGAAAATGAAAGAGATTCTTGGTAAAAATGATGTGGAAGTTTTTACTTATAATTTTGATAAGGGTATTGATGAGTTGAATTTAGCAATAAAACCAAGAATAAATCATAATAATAAAAATTGGGTAGAAGTTGAGTTGGAAAATGGTGATAAAATAATAGTTACAGAGGATCACGAATTTTATACAATCAATAGGGGTTGGGTGAAGGCTATAGAATTGAATGAAAATGATAATATAAAAGAAACCGAATAAATGGGAAGATAACCATCTCTTTTTGTAAATATGATGATGAAAAAACATTTTTCCAATCTGAAAAACTGAAAGGGCTTATAGAATATGAAAGTCAAAAAAGTGAATAAGATAAAACAGAAATATCCAGAATGTGATATGACAACACATAATCAGAATTTTTATGTAAAAGCCGGTGATGTATATATTCTTATTCATAATAGCCCAGCAGTGTTTTTTGGTATTAATCCAGAAAATGGAAAATTCTTTGTTTCTACGAAAGCCATTTTCAACAAGACACCGAAACTTGCATATAATTATAAAGATGTAAATGAATATTTCGGTCATGCGCCTGGTCTGGCAGCTAAGCTGAAAACTTCCCTGAAGTATCTATCAGAATTGGGAGTGAAAACAATTTATCAGGGAGATCTTCTTTTTACAGATGATAAGAAAATAGAGAATATCAACGGAATGCCATATATTACTTTTACACCGAATACAATAACCTATGCTATACCAAATGACGGTTCAGACCTTGCAAACAGGATCAATAAAGCCAAAATGGGTATTGTCGTTCACACGGAATACACAGGAGATACACTTGATACGCTTTCGGCCAAATTTAATATAGATGTATCAAGGTATTTTAATAATCCAAATGTCTGGCTTCAGGATGCCTATTTCAGGGATGAATCCGGCACAGTAAACTTCTCCAAGCCGGAAATTGACAGGATAAATGAACTGATTTCAGAAGCAGAGCGGGTTGCGAAATATATCAAGGAAGATATTTTCAAAAAGATGAAAAGCTTCGGGCTATATCAATTATTCATGATATTCCACAACGAAAACATCAAGAAGGCAAACGCTCTCCGCTCCGTATCACTTTACTATGATGATTTTATGATATTCATAAAGGACAAATATGAGAAACAAGCAGAACAGGTGAAATCACCAGAAGCAAAACAGAAAAGAAGGGAAATGATAGATTCTGCGCATCATTTTCTAACTAAATATAAGAAAGAAATAATGGGATTACTATATCTTTATTTGATTTTCATCAGGTTGAAAGATATATTTGTCAGAAAGTTCAGTGAAATCAGCAATATAGGAACATTTATCCGTAGTGGGGAAGGTTACAATGTAGCAAAACCAGAAGGTTTTTGTGTTATTGATAGATCAGGTAATATATTGAAATTGGTTGACCGCCTTGAATTTTCAAGAGCAAACTTTACATTGGAGAAGAACCGATAAAGAGGAAATGACCGGAAAAGAAAGAGAAGAAAAAGTAGCAATGAATAAAGTAGATAAACTTTTGGAAAAGTATCTCTTTGAAGAAAAAGTAAAGGAAATTCCAAATTCAATGTGGAATAATATGACTAAAATGCAAATATTGATTAAACTCAAAAGCTGGAAAATGCAAGGCTATAAAGCAGTAAGGATACATGGCAAGATATTGTCAATAAACACGGCTATAAGTGATGTTGAGGAAATTATCAAGAAAAAACAGGAAGAAAATCCCGGCCCAGCGTAAGAAAATAAATGGCACGAACTTATTATTTTTATAGAATTTTCAGGAAAACAATTATACAGTTTCTCGATATGTTAGCAGACATATATGTGGCAAGGTATGACAATGACGGAAACATAACAAAAACCGTTCTTGTTCCTGTGAAATTCGGGCCAAAGGAAAAGGCATATTACTGGATAAAAGAGTATTCAACTGAAGAAAAGCTTCCCATCATTTCCGTAACCCTTATGTCAATTGACTATGATGGTTCAAGATTGGGAAATAAGAACGAGAATATTGTTATATCAAAAGATTATGATGCAAAAACAATTGAAACAATACCTAACCTGATACCATATAGTTTTCTTCTCAATGTAAATATCTGGGCACTTCATATTGTTGATATTGACCAAATTCTTGAACAGATATTACCGTTTTTCAATCCATATGTTTTCTTGAAAATCAATGTTCCAGAAATGAACGCAGACCTTGAATTAAAAACAGTTTTCAATAGTGCGACACCGGATATTATGGAAGAATGGGGGGAAGAGGATTGGAGAGTATTAAAATGGACCTTGACTTTCACTATTCAGGGATATTTTCTGCAGCCTATTACTCCAACAACCGATCCTGATGGGAAACTTATTGAGAAGGTTATATCAAGAATTTATTCTTCAGAAGAAGCCATGGCAGAGGAAACAGAAACAACATTTACATCTGGTGCAAGTGGTATGTATGATGAAGCGGTATATGTCGAGGCCCTCGGATATGATGAAACAGCGGGCATTTTGTCGAGATATACAGTATTTCCGGAGGGCGGTAAGGGAAGGACATAATGGCAATAACAGTAAACATACATAGGGCAACCCCCTCTAATTTTAGATTAAAGTTTCCAACTCTTCCATCGGAAACATCCCGTGCGGCTACTGCAGAACTTGAGTTGAACCTGTTTGGCACAGTTATTCCTGGCTTGTCTTTAGATCAAGCAGAGTCTCCTTGGCAGGGTGGTAAACTTCAATTACAGGTTGGGAAACTGGTTTTTGATTCTTGGACAGTAAATTTCATTGTAGATTCGGAATTTAGAAACTGGAAAGCGCTTGCAAACTGGATATTTTATATAAATAATAACAAGGATAAGTTTGGTGTCTTACCAAATAATATGGTTGTTGATGCTTCTCTCCAAATAACCGATAATTTTAGTAGAAAAATAATGGCAATTAACTTTAAAAATGTCTGGATTCAACAACTTGGAGAGATTACTCTCTCAACAAGAGAGGGGGGGGCTGTTCTGGAAGCCAGCGCAACATTTATATATGATAGATACGAAATCGGGTAAATTTTTATAAATATAATTGAAATATCCATAAATATATAAGGAAAACATTTGGAGGATTCATACAATGGCATTTTATTTGTCACCACTCGTAGATGTAAACGAAATAGATTTGTCTACTACTATTCCAGCGGTAGCTACTTCTATTGCAGCAATTATTCTAAGGAATACTTACAAGGGGCCGGAGAGAAAGAAAACTCTGATAACAACCGTAAATGAATTGATAGATATATTTGGAAAACCAACAAATGTGGCGAATTGCTATCAGGATATTCTTGCTGCTACGGGATATTTGAGGTATGGAAATGCACTTTATTGCACAAGAACAATGCCCGTATCCGCAACTTTTGCTGGAACGAAAGCTGTAAGTGGTTCAGAAGCAACATTCACCCAGTTTGTTCTTGGTAGTGATGCTCTGACTTTATCAGACCTCCCAAGTAAAGACCCAGATCAGTTTGCGGATGATGTTTCACCAACCGCACCTTGGCCATTTTATCTTATCGCCAACTCAAGAGGTGAGTGGGGAAATAATATCAGGGTAGCCGTTATTGATTATACAACCTATAATGAAATTGCATCAGGAGGACATTCAGAATGGGAAGTATATTCAGATGTTTCAGCAATTGATAGTCCGCTTCTTAATTCTAAATCCTTCCTTATTATTGTACAGGTAAAACCACAGGGAGAAACATCCTATGCAACAAAGGAAGTTTGGAATGTTTCTACTGATCAAGATGTTGTTGATGATAGTGGAAATAAACTTTTCGCAGAAACAGTTATTAATGAATCATCAAGTTATATTAGGATTAGTATGAATGAATCACAAAAGGATCAAAATATCACGATTTCTACATCATCTTGGCAGAGTTTCGGAGGAGGGGCAGATGATCAGGATGATTCTGTAACGGATGCACTTATCATTGATGATATTGATCTTTATGCAAATGCAGAAGAAATTGATATTAATATTCTTATTGATGGAAATAAATCCACTACAGTAAAACAATATCTGGTTTCGATTGCAGAATCAAGAAAGGATTGTATTGCTGTTCTTGATTGTCTTTATGCTGATGTTATTAATAACTCCGGTAATGAGGCAACATCACTTAGAACTTATAGACAGCAGACACTTAATGAAAATACCAGTTATGCTTCCATTTATGGTAACTGGATTGAAGTATATGACAAATGGAACGGTAAATATAGATGGATTCCATGTTCAGGACATATCGCTGGTATCTATGCCAATACGGATGATGTTTCTGATCCTTGGTTTGCCCCGGCTGGTCTTAACAGAGCCCTTCTTGGTAATGTAAGGAGACTTGCTTGGAACCCAACACAGGGAGAAAGAGATATTCTCTATAAAGCCGGTATCAACCCACTTGTCTCGTTCTCTGGTCAGGGCAAAGTTGTTTGGGGTCAGAAAACACTTCTTGACAAGGAATCTGCTTTCAATCGAATTAATGTAAGAAGACTCTTCATTGTTCTTGAAAAGGCAATTGCTACAGCAGCAAGATACTTTCTTTTTGAGCCAAATGATGATCTTACAAGACTTCTTTTGGTCAATATGATTGACCCATTCTTGAGAGATGTTCGTTCAAGAAGAGGTATTTATGATTATATGATTGTCTGTGATGAGACAAATAATACACCGGAAAGAATTGATAGAAATGAGCTCTGGTGTGACATTTACATTAAGCCCACAAGGGCAGCAGAATTTATTGTTCTGAACTTTATCGCAACCAAGACCGGCGCCTCCTTCACAGAGCTTGCTGGAGCGACAGCTGGATAAGAGAATAAATTGGAGGAATAAAAAATGCCAAGATTTGATATTGATAGTTATAGGGCATCATTTCAGGGTGGAGCAAGACAATACTTATTTTATTATAAACCGATATTTCCTATTAGTATTGCAGGGGGAGATACTGAAAAGGCAACTTACCTTGTAAGGTCAACAAACCTGCCTGAAACAACATCGGACGAAATCCTGACAAATTGGCAAGGATTCGATTTTAAATTTGCCGGAAAGTACACATACGGTGATTGGACAGTTACTTTTAATGTGGATATCGATGCGAAAATTCAGCAAATGTTTATGCAATGGGCGCAGCTTGTTCACGACCCAACAACAAATATTTACACCGCACCGAATCTTTATATGGCTGACCAGCAGCTCGAACTTTTAGGTTACGATGGTAAGCCAATTATGAAGTATAAACTTTTTGGCGCATGGCCAAAATCGGTCGGAACGGCCACATTGGACTACTCTGCTAATGATGTTGTCCAGTTTGATATGACATTTACTTACATTTATCATGTTGCTGATAATGTGACTTATGGCACTGGAGTAACTTTCGGATAATAGGTATTAATAAATACTTATATACCGTACCACGCTTAGTGATAAAACTAATGGATCGAAAGGTCTGAAGGGTACTGAAACTCTTCAGACCTTTTTATTTGGAGGAAAGATGCCACGGATTTTATTTGATGTTGATACATATCGCACAAGATTTACCGGTGGATCAAGACAATTTTTATTCTATATTCTCTTAAAATTGCCAGCTGGAATTAGTAGAGAAATGGGGAAAACAGGAGTATTATCAACAAATGATGGATGGAAAAAATGGTTTGTTCCTGCAGCAGATAGTGCACTTACAACATTTGGGTTAGGATCTGATTTTGATAAGTGGCCTTATCTTATAAGATCAACAACAATTCCAGAATCAATGTTTGATGAAATTCCAATTCCCTGGCAAAGTCTTGATTATAAAATTGCGGGCTATAGAAAGTACGGTGATTGGTCAGTTGATATGAATGTTGACATTAATGGAGACATTATAGAGAGAATGTATAGCTGGCAAAATATAATTCAAAATTCGTTGTCAGAATTAAAAAGTGGGAGAAGTATAAAAAGAGAACACGATAGAGCGAACTCTACACAATATATGCAAGATCAGGAAGTTCATATGATAGATTATTCAGGAAATGTTGTAAAATCTTTTGTATTGGAAAAATGCTGGCCAAAATCAGTTGGTAATATTACTTTTGATTATGCCTCGTCCGAACTCTTAACAATGAATGTAGTTTTTACATTTTATAAAATGAGATTAGAGACAAAACCATCTACAAAAATAGCGGACGCAATAAAGAGAGGATATGAAAAACTAACGGGGATAATGACGATATGAAAATACCTATTGATATTCAAGAGTATAAAGCAAGATTTCTCGGTGGCGCGAGACAATATCTGTTTTATGTAAATCTTCAATTCCCAAATCTCAGTAATATATTAAAAGCGGGAGTAGAGGGTGCATTATCAACAGCAAAAACAGTTGAGGATTTCGAAAGCGGCGCCAGAGATGATCTTTTAACAAAGGGGGCAATTGAGGCTGGAGGTACAGCGGTTGATGTTTTTCTATTGAATAATAGTGTAAAAAAATTTCCTTATCTTGTTAAATCCACATCTTTACCCGATTCTACAATTGAAGAAATACAATCACACTGGGTTGGACAAAAATACAAGATGGCCTCTGTTCGAAGTGATGGTGATTGGAATGTTACATTTATTGTTGACAATGATGCCAAGATTCTTACAAAATTCTGGGCGTGGCAAAAAATAATTCATAATCCACAAAGTAATATCTATGGTAAGCCCATTTCCTATATGGTTGATCAAGATATTCATCTTTTGGGTTTTGATACAGGGAGCACCATTTGTTGTTTTAAACTTTATGGGGCCTGGCCGAAAAGCATAGGACAAATTCAATTAGACTATCAAACAAATGATTTAGTCCAATTTGATGTTACTTTTTCCTATCAATATCATACAATAACCGAAAGAGAACCTGGCGCTCTTGCAACATTCTTACAGAGGGCAGGAAGAAGTTATTTGGATTTGAATATGGAAGCAATAAGAGGAAAGATACCAATATAAGGAGGTTTTTATGTCAAATTTTAAAAGGTATATCAATGTGTATGAATTTGAAACTGTTTTGCCAGGAAGTGGTAAAACTGTAAAATTCAAACCAATCTCAACGGGGCAGATTAAAAAGCTGCTAATGTATGAGAACGCAGAAGATCAAGCAGTAATTGAGACTGCACTTGATGATGTTTTAGCCGGATGTGTTTTGGGAGAAGATTTTAAAATAGATGATTTATATTTACAGGATAGATTTTATTTATTATTGGAAATAAGAAAGGCAACAAAAGGAAATACTTATCAGTTTCAAACAGTATGCCCAAGTTGTGGCTCTCAATCACTACAGACGGTGAATCTCTCTGAAATGCCGGTGAAAGTTTTAGAGCTCAATAAAAAGAAGGTTAAGACACCAGAGATTTCAGCATCTAAAAAGAAAAAGACACAATCACTTCAAGAAGTAAAAGAAGAGAGTATGTTAGAGGAAGCGCCACCACAGAAAGATGTGTCAGAGCCCGATATTGTTAAAATAAATGATAATATATCTGTGAGAATGTCCTTAATTACAAGAGGTATGCAAAAACAGGCGATGGAATGGGTAAAAGTTAATTATCCAGAAGTATCTGATGCTGAAAAGGCTATTCATACAATGACAGCAATTCTTGCTCTTGCAATACAAGGTATTATTACTCCAGATGGTGAAGAGAAAGACTTGAGCATAGAGGATAGAATTTATTTACTGGATTCCCTTACAGAACAGGAAGAGGTAAAACTTCCAAAGTGGTTTGAGAAGTATGATTTTGGTGTTGATTTTTCAATTAACATTAAATGTCCTCAATGTGGCTATCAATCAAAGAGGGATGTTCCTCTTGAAGATTTTTTCTTTTAATCTATACATTGTGTTGTGGCACGAGCTTGCACACTATTACAGAGGAGCAGTATTATTTAGCAAGCCGGGCGAATATAAGTATTGAGGAAAGCAATCTCTTGCCTGATTTTGAAAGAGAAGCCTTTCTCAACCTTGTTATAAAAGATATGAAACAAAAAGCAGATGCTATGAAGCAACCAGAAAAAATAAAGAAATAGAGGAAGTAATATATGGCAACCAGTCCCTCAATTGGAAAAGAAATGGAAACCTTCATCAAGGAATTTACCAAATCTTTTGCCACAGCAGCAACTAAGGAAATGTTGAAGTTTAAGAAAGACATTGATAAAACTGCTGGTATGGTTAAAGGTAAAAATGTTGTTGGAGGTGGCGAGGGGGCTGGTACTGCTACTGATAGATATCTTAAAAAAATTCACAAAGATATTTTAAAACTTTATAAGACAGACAAAGTAGAAAAAACCAAAATCGAAAATAAAGATAGAAAAGAAAAACGTAAAAAAGATGAAACAGCGGATGAAAAGAAAAGAAAAGCAGAATTAGAGAGATATTACAGGGCCCTTCGAAAATCAATGTCAATGAGGGAGAAAGTCGAGAGGTGGCTCTTACAAAGATTTTGGGGTAGAACATTCTTGAAAGCGTGGTATGGTTTCTGGAATCTTAAAGTTCTTTCGACAATAAGAGATGGTATTCAAAGAATAACAGGGTTTTTCGAATCACAGTTACATGACATACTTGGTGATATGGCGCCTCTCTTTGATTTGGCAAAAGATACCTTTATATTTGCAAAAAATACCGTAATGGGTATAGGAGAGGCTCTCTGGAAAACGGCGAAAGGTATCTGGGCCCTGGCCCCAGTTAAGAGATTTTTTGAAGATATAGGTAAAAAATTTAAAGATTTTATATTCTCCCCGTTTCAGAAGTTCTTTTCATCTATAAAGAAAAGTTTTTTTACAAAATTTTATACATTATTTAAACAGCCATGGATGTCTGGCAAGGCTCGTGCAGAGCTATGGAGACAGGAAAAAAAGGAAGCAATTAAAAAATGGGCCGAGGAAAAAAAGAATGCATTAAAACATTGGGCATATCAAAAAGCTCTGGCTGCAAAGTATTGGTTATGGGAAAAAACAAAAGGCGGCCTTGGCAAAATAATCTCACCATTTAAAAAATCTGCTCAAGCTATAAAAGGCGGTATTTCATTGATGAAATGGGCTTTTCCACTATTTATTTCGGCTATTGCTGGTCTGGTAAGTGGAATGATGTCATTATTGGCTCCTCTATTGCTTCCAGTTGCTCTTGGTCTTTTGGCTATTAGTGGCGCATCATTGATAAAAGTTCTTATTGATGATCCAGCATTTAAAAAAGATTGGGAGATTTTTACTAATTGGATCGTTGAAAAATTTAAAAATTTATTTGATCTTGTTATGAAAGCGGTTAAAGAAAAAGGGGTCGAATATGGATTGAATATAGCCAGTTTTGGTCTGGCCGTGCCATACAGAGAAACAACAAAGAGGATATTGAAGGCTTATGAAGAAAGGGAAAAAATAAAACGCGAGGCTGCAGAAACTGAAGAGCTCAAACGCATAAAAAAAGATCCAGAGTATCGAAAAAAAGTGCTCGAGGAGATAAGAAAGAAAAATGCTATACAAGACCCAAAACTTGATGAATATATTACTACGATAGCAAAGAGATATGAAATACCAGAAGAAATTTTTAGAGCTCTGATACAGCAAGAATCGGCCGGGGGTAGACGTAATCTTTCCAAAAAAGGCGCAATAGGAATGACACAATTAATGCCAAAAACGGCGAAAGATCTGGATGTGAACCCTTATGATCCATATCAAAATATTGAAGGCGGAGCAAGATATCTTAAACAGATGTTTAATATATTTGGAAGCTGGGAAAAGGCTCTTGCCGCATATAACGCCGGGGCAAAACGAGTACGAGAATATGGAGGTATTCCTCCTTATCCAGAAACACAAAAATATGTTGAAAGAATTAAAAATATGGCCGGGATGGCGGAAGGTGGAAAAATTACAGGCGGGCCTTCAATGCCCGGAGCCGGCATTGATAGTAAACTTATTAGGGCATCAGTTGGTGAATGGATAACACCGAAAAGAACTGCTGGAATGCTTAACAGCATTTTGCCTGGTGGAATGGCTGCCTTAATTCGTGATCCAATTGGAACTTTGATGAGATTTGCAAGTAATTTTACTTTTGGTGGTTTGAGCGCTGGCACGTTAATGGGATTTCAGAGGGGCGGTAGAGTGTCTCTTACAAGAAGAGAACTCAGTGCACCTGTTAAGGGAGTAACAGGAGCAGGATTGAGAAATTTAGAAAATCAAGAAATGATGTTAAATAAACTTACTGCTGCACTTACGAGTGGAGGACAAAGGGAACCCGTGGCTCTTCCTGTTCCAGTTGGTATGAGTTCTGCAACTGTAAATACATCCCCTATTAATATGATGGGTAATATAGGGCAAGGATCACAACCCACAGACCCACTACCTACTTTAATGTCAACACCTGTGGCTTGGTATATTGTTTTACAAAATACAATTTAAGGAGAAACAAAATGGCGGGAGCTTATAAAAATAAACAATTAAATGAGCCCGGCTTACCTGGCTGGGAAGAATCTGGTGCTGCAGTTAGGGAATATTCTCACACAAAAAAAAGTATTACACAGAGCAGTAAAAAGGATAATACACCGGCCAAGCAGAGAATAAGAAAGAAAATAGAAGCCCAGCGTGATGCCGGTGCAAAAACAGCACCATCAGAGGAAATCACAGACGATGTTCCGGCAATATGGTGCCCTTCATCATTACATACTAATGATACAAATAGTCTTTGGTTAAAAATATCTGCACGTGGTATTCATAGTATGGCAGCATGGGGCAGGGCAGATAAAACACTTATTCCCCGAAATAAAAGATTTACATTTTATTTTCTTGCGCCTAACGAATTACAGGAAATAATTGCTCATGATTGGGGCCCATATGAATCCTTAGCTGCAAGTATTGCTGAAAAAACCGCATGGGTATCACGAATGGGAACAGAACTTCGAAACCTTAAACAACAGCTAAAGGGGACAGGTATTGAAACGGCTGAGGAGGCTTCAAAATTTCACTTATATGGAGCCGGTAAAGCATTTATTGGGGCAATTGCTAATGCATTTAATAAAGCCGGCGATAGTTTTCCAGAGCTTGTCAGACAAGCTCTCATAGCCGCATCTCAAGCCGAAGTTGCGAAAACAAGAGTTGATACCGCGCTGGTTTATAAAAATTCTGAAAGAAGAAAATACGATTTTGTTTTTCATCTTGCGGATGTTGGTACACCTTTATATAATGAAATCATTTATCCTGTAAGGATTCTGCAATATTTATCATCTCCATCCAAACTAAAATCAGGAGGGGTAAATGATTTAGCAGATATAGATTTTCCATTTTATTTTACATTAGAGACATATCCCATAGATTTTTTAAAAATAGATTATGCAGCATTAACACTTGTTGAACCAACTTGGAAGGGTCCATATATAGGAGGATATCCTTCATATTGTGAATTACATCTTTCATTTGTAGAAATACCTCCATTATGGGATAGCACTTTCCATGATAAAGGTTTGGTAACAGTTGGAACGAAAACATCAAAAGTTCAGATCGGACCTCAAATGGAGGGATTAAGCAGAGCATCCTAAGCGGAGGTGTTTTAATTCATGGCATCAATAAAAGTCACAGAATCATTTGAAGATTTAACCGGTCATACATTATTAAATGTTTCTTATATCAAACTTTTCAATATTATGAAGGAAGAAGATGGAACATTGTTCCTAAATATTTTTCGATCATATGAAATAAATGAATCTCTCTTTAGAGATGTTATGTACTATTCTGTTTATGAGGTTCAAGAAGAAGATTGGTGGGAATTAATTTCCAATGGTTTTTATAATTCAGTTGGTTTATGGTGGGTTACACCCTTGGCAAATAAAGTTATAAATCCATTTGAAGAACTGGACAAAGAAAATGATATACAAGTTCTTGTTCCAAGTGTAATACCAATTCTTTTGCGTGAAATTAGAGATATTGGAGAACTATGATAGATACATCTCAAAAACCCGTTGGTAGAGGGGATTTTACTGTTGCTATTGGAACTAAAAGGGGCTTTGCGTTTATTGATGCGCGAGATATTATAGAGTTTACTTTTATTGAAGATATTTTTTCTGCAAGCATGGTTGGTAAGTTAGTTTTTCTTGATAAAGTTGGTGGTCTTGAACTTTTACCTATTGTGGGCCACGAACCAATTTATTTATCATATGGGTTGGATGATGATAGAACACAAATATTCATGGTTTATTCTATAAATCAAATTTCTCCAATTGGGCAATTTGAGGGGTATGATTTGAATCAAGTGGAAATGTATTTTGTTGAACCACTGTTTACAACTCTTACGCAAAGAAGATATAGCTTGTCTTTCACTAATAAGAAAATTTCTGATATTATAAAACATATTTCAGATTTTATGTTACTTTGTACTCGGCCATATGTAAATTTTGAGGAGACAAAAGAAATCATACCTAATTTTTATATGCCATACTGGACGCCTATGGAAGCTATAAAATGGCTTTCAAGAAGAGCAAGTAGTTTGGAATCTCTGGCGCCAGGCTATCTATTTTATAATAATTCGAGGGGATTAAATTTTGTAACATTGGAAAAATTATTGAAACAGACCGAATTGGAAAAGGGTTTTGATGGAACCCCGCAAAGATATTATTTCTCTACTGGGGCAGATCAGAGTTTAAATAAAATACTTGGATTTACAATAAGTGGAATTGACTATCAATCAATGACAGGTATAAAAGGAGGCCACAAACTTGGATATGATTTTGTCACTAAAAGCTTCGTTGATCAACCTTATACATACGAAAATATGATTAAAAAATTTACATTATTTGGAAAGAAAAGTTTTTTTTGGAATATTAGTGATACATCGGCAAGATTTGATCTTGAAGGCGATAGTGATATTGCTTTTTTGGAAAATATGGCATATAGTGATTCATTCAAGAGATACATCAAGGAACATGAAGTTTTAATGACAGTAGTAGGGCATGAGAGAAGATACGCCGGAATGATTGTGGATATCATATGGCCAAGTACTGCAAAAGAATATATTACTAATAAATCATTTGAAGGAAAGTATCTTGTAAAATCTGTCACTCATCAATTTAGCGGAAGGACAATGCCTTTCTATAAACAACTTCTTGTTTTATTGAAAACGGCATATACAGATTCTATAATAAAAGACTTATATAGTGCTACAAAAATAAATCTTGAAGTAAAAACACAAAAATTGGGTAATGTAAGATGATGATAAAAAATGAATTTACAGATATGACTCTACCCAGAGATAAATTATTAGGGATTTATCGCGGGGTTGTTGAGGATAATGTTGATCCTCTGGAAGCAGGAAGAGTAAGAGTGAGAATATTTGGTATTCATACTCCACAAAAAACAAAAACCGCCTTGGAAGGTATTCCTACAGATGAACTACTCTGGGCGGAACCGGCATATGGATTAATTGAAGGCTCTATTTCGAATTATGGAGTGTGGGGCGTTCCACTTCAGGGTTCTCATGTTCTTGTATTTTTCGAAAATGGAAATATTCTTCGACCAATATATTTTGCTACATTACCTGGCGGATCGTCATCACCACCAACTGACACTCTTCATGGATTTGTTGATCCATCGGGAACATATCCCGATAAAACGGGGCCTGACTTTGATAAGGGATTGGGAATATACCCACATAATGTTGTTTTCCATGTTCACGGTGGTCATGTTATAGAGGTTGATTCGACACCAAATGCAAAAAGAATTAGAGTATATCATTCTGCCGGTACATATATCATCATAGATAATGAGGGAAATATAGAAATCAACGGTGTAAAAAATAGAAGCAAGACTATTGCGGAAAATGAAACCATAAATATAAATGGTAATAAGAATGAAACCGTTTCTGGAAATGTGACAGAAGGATTTCAATCAGACCAGCAGACAACAGTTGGTGGAAATCTTCAGATTACAGTAAGTGGGAATTGTACAATAAATGTTACAGGTTCCTGTGATATTACAGGAAATCCGATAAATTTGAATTGATATGGCTAAAGTAAGTAGATTGGGAGATGCAGTTACAGGATATTGTTCATCAGGCATACACGGTTATCAAGATGGTGTTATTATAGAATGTTCGCCAAATGTAAATGCAAATGGTATAGGTGTGGCAAGAGTAGGTGATAAAGTAAGAGCCAATTGTGGTCATATTGGAACGATAGTTTCAGGAGCACTAAACACAAATGCCAATGGGAGGGCAATCGCAAGAATAGGTGATTCTTTTTCTGGAACATATAGTGGAACTATAGTTGCAGGATCGCCTAATGTTGATTGTGAATAAGATCAATGCCAGGAAAGTTTACATATACAATTAAAGATATCTATTCAGATTTTGATATTGAGATGCCCCGCCAGGCAGATGGGGATGTTAAAAGGGTTACTGAATATGATGCTGTTAAAAATTCCCTTCGAAATATTCTACAGACGAGAAAGGGAAGCAGGAGAATGTTGCCAACATTTGGCGCACAGCTTGAAAGATATTTATTTGAACCGATAGATGAGATAACTGCTAGAGAGATTGGCAATACAATATTACAGGAAATATCCAGCTGGGATTCCCGCATTGAAATAATAAACATCAATGTGGAAGCGGATTATGATAATTCACAGTATAATATAACAGTAACATATTCGATACAAGGAACAAATTATCGAAATGTTGACAAAGTAATTTTTGTTTTGAAGAGGACATAATTATGGCAAATACATTAATTCCAGATTATCTAAATATGGATTTTCCCACTATAAAAGCAAGGATAGCAGATTTACTTGCAAACACAACTACCTTTGCTGATTATAATTATGAGGGAAGTAATATCACTCTTCTTATAGAACTGATTGCATATCTTGGGGCGCTTACAACTTATTATACAAATAAGGTTGCAAAAAATCAATATATAGACACAGCCGACTTGTATGAAACAGTTCATATGCTATCAAGGTTGAGAGGATATAACCCACAGGGATATAGGTCAGCACAGACAGATTTAACAATTACAATTCTTACAAGTGCAAGTATTTCTCCCGGCGATGAAATCCATATTCAGAGATGGAAACAAGTTGATGCGCCGGATCTTACAGATGAGAATGGAGATATTTTGAGATTTTCAACTATCACCGATTTTACTTATACAATTCCTACAACTGCAACCTTTCCATATACACTCACAGAAACAGTTCCGATAAGACAGGGAATTGTAAGAACATACACATATAGAGGAGAAGATTTGATTGATAACATTCTTTATCTTCCATTTGAAAATTATGATTATGATGATGATATTGATGAAACAGAACATCCTTCAGTAGAAGTTCAAGTAAATGATGAAGTCTGGACAAGGGTTTCTGATTTTTATGATGAGTTATCACCATTATCAACGGTTGATACAGTTTATATGTTGAGATTTGACAAGTATGAAAAGTATCTGATAGAATTTTCCAATAATAGAACTGTTCCCGAGCTTACAGATGATATAGTTGTTTATCTCTTGAAAACTGCCGGAGCTGACGGGGCGGCCGGTGCAAATACAATTACATCTCCAGAAACGACATTTCTGGTAAACAGAACAACTGGAGATACAATTCCAATTGCAGAATATACTGTGACAAATTTAACCGCCACTATAGGTTCATCTGCTCCTGATACCATAGCAGAAATCAAGGACGCATCAACTGGGGCTATTCACTCACAGTACAGGAATGTTACAGCGGCAGATTATAGATCACATCTTGAGGCAAGGTCTGATATTATTGCAGCGCACATTTGGGGTGAACAGGAGATTGCTCCGTCAGGAAGCATTCAGGAATATAACAAAGTCCACATCGCTCTGATACCTAATGAGTGGGGAGATTCGACTATATCATATTCAACAAGTGGAGCAGAAGATGAAATCATTGTTCCATTAGCATACTCATCATCTTGGATGGAAACGCTATCTACATATCTTGAACCAAGAAAAATACTTACAACCTATGAGCAGTTTGATTTACCTGATCTTGTATATTTTTCATTTGATATAGGTATTAAGATAAAAAGAACATATGTTTATACAGATGTAATGAATGATGTGAGAGATAAACTTGAATACTACTTCAATGCCGCAAACCGTTCATTTGCAGAAACAATTTCTCACATTGATATTGTAAACTATATTATGGATTCAACAGAATCATCCACCACGGGAGAAACTTGGTCTCAAGTGAAAGGAATACAGAATTTGATTATAAGAAATATTGATTGTGAAAGTTATACTGTATACGAACCAAATAGTAGCGGTAACTATCCTCAATATGTAGAAGCAGCATCAACATATCCAGGCGAGAACCAACTAAGAAAGATAAAACTTGGGAACAATCAATTTCCAGCAATTTATATGACCAATTGCGAATTTTCAGAGGAAACATAATGGCTAAATTTTGCGATTCTCCTTATTTTATAGTTGAAGATTTTATCCAGAATATTGATCCCTATGGAACAGCATATCCAAAGCGGGCTCACTTGAGGGGGCCAAGTTCCGGAATGGTTGCTAAACTTGGTTATGGTGTTGATTTGTTTATAAAGACCGAGGCAGGATATTTGAGAATAAAAGGTGTTCCTGTTGATGATACACCCACGGATAATGTTTTCAAGTTTTTCGGGCCATATGATAATTACAGGACATCAGATGTTACTTGGACGGATTTATTGAATACATATGCGGGTTCAGAAGTTTATTTCAGGAAAGATTGTCAGTTTCACGATTTTGTAAATAACAATTCAGATTGGAAAAATTTTGTCAATACAAACAAGGTATATCTTTATTTTGGAAAAATTTTCCCAGATACAAGTGAAAACTTTTTCAATGTTATTTTCTACGGTATGAAAGATTATGTGGTGGACGCCCTACCGGAAAATAACAGGACAGACAGATTTACAGAATTTCTACAGGTCTCCTTTGACCAGCAATATCAAGAAATTTACAATCGCCTAAAAAATATTCTTACCCTTTCTGATCCGAAGGAAACAGATAGTGATTATCTGTACTATATCGGGAATATGTTTAATATGACCATTCCTAATCTGCTCGGTGATATTCCTTCACAGAGGGCGTGGGTTGAAAACTTACCTTATCTTCTCAAGAGGGTGGGAACATATACAGCACTCAATATTATTTGGAGAGCAATTGTAGGCGGTACGAGTAATTTCTTGAATATATATGAAAGATGGCATCCAGTTATTGATCCAGAAGATGTTCCCTATCTATATTTTGAGGATTATCTCTATACAGCCAATCCGATTTATGGTGGAACTGTGGCGGTGGGGCCTGCTGGAGAAGGATTTTATCATAGCTTGGAAACCACAGGGGCTGGAGGATATCCGACAGATTATTCTTGGCCTGATGGTAAAATTCTTTCTCCACATTACAAAGTCCAGATAGATTTGAGCGGTGAGCCTCTTGGTGCTGATTATATCATCAATAAAAACATTATGGACAATCTTCTTGAGTATTGGGAAGAAGTCCGCCCAGTTGCAAGAGTATCACATTATCAACAACTGATTTCTCCTTTGACACATTTCGGGCCCGCTCCAACATCTCTCTATGGTGGGACATTTTCTGCATTTCTATTCACACGATGTACAAAACCATTGGCAGTTGGTGTAATAAGTGCAACCGCAATTTACAGTAGAAGTTCTCTATCATCAATTTGGGATATTCACCACAATTTGGGAACTGAAATACCTATAGTCCAATGCTATAATCCTCAATATGAGAGAATTTTTCCAGCAAGAATAGAAACAATTTCTTCCAATCATATCAGGATATATTGGGATGAGAACAATCCAATGAACGGGCATTGTTTTATCGCCATACCGGAATACACACAAACAATTCTTGGGCCGTCAGCAGCTTCATGGAATATAGACCATACACTACCAGATAAATATCCTATTGTTCAATTAAGGGAAACAAATTTTGATGTGTTTATGCCTTTATCTGTCACGATAGTTGATGATGATACACTTACAGCAACTTTCTCGTCCATTCAAGCTGGAAGTATTGAACTTGGTAAGGCAGCATATGTTTATCATCCGTCAGGTGCGCAAGATACTTGGGTTATTTCACATGGTCTTGATGCATATGGACTTCATATCGAAGTGTATGATGAAAATGATGAATTAATTATTCCTAAAAATATACAAATAAATACTACCAGTAGATGCACGGTAACATTTTCATCGGCTGTTTCAGGAACAGCTGTTATAAGAGAAATTGGGCAGACATTTTCCGATATGGATGGAATGGCGGCAGACATTTCCTATCTCGGTATTGGTAATGGGGATGATACAAGACATTGGGATGCACAGTATTATGGGGCTTTGAAAAGCCTAATTAGTACACATTCGACGACATTGAGAGGTGATAATAATTATTATTATGTTACATCTACTGTGCCACAAACATCAACTGATTTGACAATCACCGAAATTGGCTTATATAACTTGTATGATGATTTGGTATGGTACACGGCTTGTAGTCCTATTTTCAAACCGGCTAATGTTGAATTGAAAATATTTTACAGAATAGAATTAACAATTAAATAAGAGGTATTATTATGGCAAGAACACACTTTTGGCATTTCCTCCAGAATGAGGAAGGTCAACCAATAAACGAAGCGGAGATTTCCGTCTATCTGGCAAATTCATCCACACCTGCATATGTATATCTTGCAGAAAGTGGTGGAACAGCAACAAATGTCACACCACAAGTTACAACAAGGTCTGATGGGTATTTTGAGTTTTGGATTGCGGATGCCTTGGAAGAGTATGGATATACAGGGCAAAAGTTCAAAATCGCGTGGTCAAAGCCCGGTGTAATTGATGATGGATATGTTGACTATGTTGAAATTTCTCTTTCCGTGGCAGAGGTCGATGAATATGATACAGATGTTACCAAAAACAAAACGGTGAGCAACGCACTTGCGAAAAGCTGGAACGAGAGATCAAAAATATTGGTAACTCACGTTATAGCTGATGAATGGACATTTCTTGGGGGTAACTATTTTGTCAATATAGTGCATAATTTCAATAATGAATGGCCACTTGTTCAATGCTGGGATGTTGCAACAAAACAAACAGTTGAGGTAATTGCCGAGGCCCTGACATCAAACGCTATAAAAATCTGGAAGATTGATAATAACGAAAGTTATATTACTCTTGTTGGATAATGAGATTATTAAAACATTTATCACATTCCGGTCTTGACAATAAGACCAATATATTTCGAGCGCTTAATATCAAATTGACGGATAAAATTAATGCAGCCAATCGCGAGATAGTATCTGAAATGTTAGAGAAATACAAACTCAATAAAAGTATTATTGATGAAGTGAACTCTCTCAATGACGAGCTGAAAAAAAACTACCGGGGAAAATTGAAATTTGACTTTTGCCTTGAAGGATATGAAATAGACAAGCTGCGAACAAGAAACGAAAAAATCAGAAGAAAATATCTTGAAATATCAAGCGATTTGAGCCAGCTACAATCATACTTGGAAAAACAACTCTCAAAACAAAAAGATAAATCATAACTTTTCAAATATAGGTTTCCTTCGTCCCTATTTTAGCGTAAAATACATATCATAATAATGAGGAGATTATGTCAAAAAAGGATGATAACTATTACATCAAAAACAGTGATTTATTAGCAGAAATTGTGGTTTATAAAACAAAAGGAAGAGCATCTGAAGAACTTGGTAAAATGTTACTTACCATTGCGGAAAACTTTTCATCCAAGGGCAGTTTTGCCGGTTATACTTGGAAAAAAGATATGATTTCAGAGGCGGTTCTGACTTGTTTAAAGTATCTCAAAAATTTCGATGAGGACAAATCACAAAATGCCTTTGCTTATATCACACAAATTTGTAAAAATGCTTTTCTAACATACATAAAAGAGCAGAATAAGCATAGTGACATAAAGGATATCTGTTACCGTGAATATATGTTTTTAGTTAATAAGCCATCCAGTAGTGCGATTGACTACCAATCCATCCGTGAAAAGGAATGATGTAATGAAAAATGCAATTTTTGTGGGTGATACACATTTAGGCATTTATAAAAGCTCGGACCTCTATCACGATATTACACTTGATCTGTTCAAAGAAATTGTTGATACCTGTGTAAGACGAAATATAAAACGTATTATTCATTTCGGAGATTTCTTCGATAATCGAAGACATCTCAATATAAAAACTCTTCATCAGGGATTGAAAATTGCCGAACTTCTCCACAAAGCAATGCTGGAAGTTTTCATCATTATCGGAAATCACGATACATTCTACAAGGATAAGATCGAACCCACAAGCCTAAGTGTATTTGAGGAGCATCCGAATATCAAGATAATTGATAAAGTCACAATGTTGGAAGATGCAGTAATGGTGCCATGGGGAACAGAGTTGAAGGACATTCCTGATGCTCGATATGCCCTTGGTCATTTTGAAATCAATGGTTTTCCAGTGGTTCAGGGATTTGAGTTTTATAAATCAGATATAAACATAACCAACTTTGCCAGATTCGAGGCAGTCTATTCAGGACACTTTCACATCCCATCACACAAAAACAACATCACCTATCTTGGAGCCCCATTCCAATTAAATTTTGGGGATGCTGGTAGTAGTAGAGGATATTATATTTTTGATAACGATAATTTGGAATTTATACAATACAAAGATGCTCCACAGTTTGTGATTATTTCTACAGATGAACCTATAAGACCAGAAAAGATAAGAGGTAATATAGTAAAACTGGTCTACAAGAAAGATTATGGAACTTCCGAAAATATGAAGATATTGGAGCAAGTCCAGATATATCAACCCATTCAACTGTTCACGGACTTTGCAAGAATGTCATCCGGTTTTATAAGTGTAAACGGGGATGATACGGAAGTCATGCAACTGAAAAGCAACAGGGATATATTGATGGAGTATATAGAGAAAATGATTATGCCAGACCATATAAAAATTGCCACATTGAGACAAGTAATAAATGGTCTACTCAAGGAGGAGATATAATGATAATAAGAAATTCTGATAATAATTATTATCTGTTACAGAATGTAAAAGAAGATGATTTGAGCCTCTGTTTCGATTACAGAAACTTTGTAAATCTTATGACCGTCATCGGTGAGGACTTTGATAACTTCAAAATAAACTTTGCCTACGTAAGACA